ATAGGATCATCCGGCAACTATGCCCAGATAGGATCATCCGGCAACTATGCCAAGATAGGATCATCCGGCGACGGTGCCCAGATAGACAGCACAGGCGAAGGCTGTGTCATCATGTGCGCAGGTATTAACTCTGTAGCAAAAGCCTCAAAAGGATCATGGATAACATTATCCGAATGGTCTTATTCTGATAAAAAGCAAAGATATATCCCCGTTTGCGTAAAAACGGAATTTGTTGATGGGGAGAAGATAAAGGCGGATACATATTACAAATTAGCTGGAGGGGTATTTAAAGAAATACAATAGTCCCAAGGCATTGCTTATCGGAGGATCGCATGAGAGACATCTACATCAAAGACCCCGACGGCGAACCGGAGTACGACGGGGAGGAGGACAACGAGGAATATGAGGAGAGCATGGAAGAGCTTAGGTTCCTGTTTGATTCTTATAATTGGTAAACCTGCCCTTACGAGGTGCAACCCCGCCCCAGACCGGCAACCGATATCCTAGACAAGTGGTAGGCCATGACGATATCATTGGCCCGGTGGAAAGGGACACGGTAATAAGGGCAGGGCGGCCGATGGTCTTAGTCCGGGTTCGACTCCCGGAGGCTGACGAATTTAAATACACGATAACATGGACAAATCAGAAGAGATTGACAAATTAGCGATAGCGTTGGCCAAGTTCCAAGGATCGCTAGAGCAACCAAGCCTCAATTCCGAGGTTGAGGTAGAAACTAAAATGGGAGGAAAGTACAAGTTTAAATACGCAGACCTATCCGAATGCAAAAGGGCGGCGAAACAACCATTAGCTGAAAACGAACTTGCTGTATGTCAGCTAATAGAGGATGATTACTCTATCCGTACCATACTGCTTCATTCCTCCGGTCAATGGATATCGTCCAAGGTAAGGATGCCATCTAATACGGCGAACGCTCAATCCATCGGATCGGCCATCACGTACGCCAAGAGATACGCCTTTTGCGCCATCCTAGGCATCGTGGCTGACGATGACGAGGACGCTAACATAGCGAGCGGTAATTCCGCCCAAAAGGAGCAGCCTAAGGAGCAGCCTAAAAAAACGGCAAACTCCAGAGTAAAGAAAGAGCTTACGAGAGATCATCTAAACAATGAGAGCGCAATGAAATCCATATCGGAGTGGCTATACAATAAAGAGAAGATAGCCAAGGAGGCCAACCAGCCATTCTCCGTAGAAAGCGTTATCAGCAATGCTTACATTATAGGAAAGGTAGAGATGGATTCTTTCGTAGAGATATATAACAACTATAAAATAAACAATAACCTGTCATGAGCAAAGAACTAGAGCTAAGCGGCAAGACCCCGCTAACGAAAAGCGATATCGAGGCTTTATCAGTAGACCTTTTGAACCCGGTACTAGAAGGAGAGGTAGATCCCGTATCACACGTCGTCAAGTTAAAGGCGATGCAAGAGACCATCAAGAGGACGCTGGACGATGACCGGATGAAGGACGCCGTCCTTTCCGAGATCGAGAAATACGGGAAGGAGCGCTCTTGGAACGGGGCCACGGTCAAGATAAAGGAGACAGGCGTATCCTACGACCACTCCAATTGCAATGATCCGGTCTACGCTAGGCTGATCGAGGAAAGGATGCTTCTCGATGCCAAGATAAAAGAACGGGAGGCGTTCCTGAAGACGGTGCCGGATAATACCACGGTCGTTGATGACGAGACCGGGGAGATATACACGATCCATCCGGCGATAAGGATGGCTAAGATGTCATACTCTATAACATTCAACAAAAAATAATCCACGCATGCCGTGGCTACGGGACGGTGGTTATCCCCGCCGTAGCGAATAACCGACCGCCCCGCTTATAAATCTAAAATTTAAAATCATAAACATTATGGCGAATTTATACGGCTCAATCTGCTTGAGCGACATACCGAAGGAGTTGATGAAAAAAGTAATGACGGCCAAGGGAGAGAAGATCTTCCTCAATATCTCGATCGGGGAGAAAAAAGAGCCTGTCACGTTCGACAACCGCACCTATACGCATTATGTGTCTTGCGCCCCAAGGAAAGAGGAGCGAAAGGAAGGTGTTTATTACGGCATAGGTGACTTGATGGAATCCACGTTCAAGAACAACATCCCCTCACCGGAGGATATCAACAACGCCCCATCGGTCGATGATTCGGATCTCCCCTTTTAATCATGGAACTATACTTGCTCAACACCGCCAGCGGATTGAGGCCATGCTATGATTCCGACTATGACGAGAAGAAAAAGCTCAAGCTAGGCAAGATCTACAAGGCCAAGATAACGCTGGCACGGAACATAGATTTCCATAGGAAGTATTTCGCCTTGATAAATTGCGCATGGTCTTACCAGAACGAGAAGACCACGGCGCATTTCAAGGAGAGCGTGGAGTGCTTCCGGAAGACTGTAGAGATCGCCGCCGGGCATTGCGATACGGCCTATAGTATATCACGTAAGGAATGGATAGAGATCCCGAAGTCGATAGCCTTCGACAAGATGGACGAGGCCGAGTTCATGGATCTCTACGAGCGTGTGAAGGACGTGCTTTTCTCGGTATTCCTTCGGGGGATATCAGAATACGATTTCATGAGAAACCTATCTAATTTTTAGTCATGAGAAAAAGCGACAGGCCTCCAAATTACCTTATCAATAAGATCGTGAGGCATGCAAACATTATTATTACCGCTCCTTATGGCAGCGTCAAATACATGGATGCGGCCAGACTCCTTAAAAAGGAGGTCAAGAAGCTGGAAACCTATAAGATATACGATAATGAGAGATCTTAAATACTGCCTCAATGAGGCTTGCTTTAAAAGACATTGCCTCTGTCATCAACGACAAAAGCATTGGAAAGACCCGTCTAAAAAAGATGGGGAAACTGTAAGGCCGGAATCGGTCTTACTTGACGGGAATACTCCTTGCAAAGGGTATGTCCCACAATACGAAAGAAAGAAATATGGTATTAATTATTAATAAGTTATGACAAATTGGTTTGAGTGCAAGGTCTCTTACGAGAAAATGCTGGAAAATGGCACGCAGAAAAAAGTAACCGAGCCTTACTTGGTAGACGCACTGTCTTTTACGGAGGCGGAAGCTCGCATCACCGAGGAGATCCGCCCCTTCATCACGGGTGAGTTCACGGTAACAGACATCAAACGAGCTCGTTTATCCGAATTATTCTTCAACGAGAATGGTGACCGGTTCTATAAGATCAAGGTTTATTTTATAACGTTGGACGAGAAGAGCGGAGCGGAAAAGAAAACCGCCGCACAAATGCTTGCCCAAGCCTCTAGTCTAAAAGAGGCCATAACCGTGCTAGAAGAAGGTATGAAGGGGACAATGGCGGATTACACCATAGCCTCTGTCACGGAGACAATGATAATGGACGTATTCCCGTTCAACGCCGATGTCAACAAGAGAGTCGTTGACATAGACAAAGAAGAGATAGAGAGATCATTGTCTGACACCTCTAAATCAATAGAGGATAAGATGAGAGAGTGCAAGGATATCATAACCCGTGATCCCAAGGAAGGGGACGGGGATCTTATAACTAGGACGCAATCCTTCATCCGGCAAAAGGCCGGGCATGACAAGAGCAAGTTCAAGGAGGCCGCGATAGAGATCGCCTTGCTCCAGAAATCGCCAGCTTCCCAAGTATGGTTCATGGGATGTGGACAGCTATTAATCGAGGAGTTGGAGGTTTAATAAATAAAAAGATCATGAAGAAATTTATCAACAAACACTGGATATTGATATTGGCCATAGCCTTTATTCCGGTAGGGAACAGAGTTTTTAACCATGTTGACGCATGGCTAGGAATAGTCATTATGTTAACTAGTTCATTATTTATAATTTACAAACTATTTAATTTTATCAAGAATGAAAAGGACAAGTTTTAAGTTTTTTACTATAGCGATAATCGCTATGGTATTTTTATCCTCTTGTGAACGTGTAGCACCTAATTACGCCGGGGTATTGATGGAAAATTATGGGAAACAAGGGAAGGAGGATTTCAAGGTCGTATCGGGCAAGGTTTCAACTTGGGAATGGGGCACGGAATTATTTCAAGTCCCGCTATTCGACCAACGAGGCGAGTTCGGAAGCCCTGTCACGTTAAAAGCCGCAGACAATACGGAGTTTAACGCACGCCCCACTTACTCCTACAAGGTCATCAAAAACAGGGCAATAGACGTTGTTTTCGATAACAAGCACATAGACAAGGCTGATACGGAATCAGGCAAAGACGGTTTCATGCAATCATTGGAGGATAATATACTAGAACCTCGCATCTATGATCTGATCAAGGAGGAAAGCCGTAAACATAAGACCGACAGCTTAATGGCTGACGGAGGTTCGCTTCTTTTTGAGAAACGCCTTGAGCAGATTGTAGATAAGGAATTCGAGAAAAGAGGTCTTCAATTACTCACATTCTCAGCGCAATTAGAGTTTTCCAAGGCGGTTCGCGAGAAAATTGATAGTAGGAATGAAGTTAACACCAATATTTCGGTTTTAGACCAGCAGATAGCGGAGCAACGGAAACGCAACGAGTTGGAGCAATTGAAAACGGAACAAGCGTTAATCACCTCGAGAGGATTGACTAAAGAAATTCTTTATAAGCAGTTTATCGACAAATGGGATGGTCGTACTCCCATTTATGGAGCGATACCCGATTTAATAAAGATTCAGAACTAAGGATATTAATATTAGAGTGTGTTTTTCATGGTATTAGATTTAGTTTTTATCCCCGCCGTCCGTGAGGATACGCGGGGATTTCGGGCGGTAAGTATTCCGGGATGAAACGTTACGGAGTGCGCATGACGTAAAGAGGCCGGTTCGATCCCGGCACCGTCCACGAATAACAAACATATAATTATGGAAACAATACAGAATTTAGATCACTTGACAATGGCCATATACCTTATCACCGCAATACTAGGACTGATCGCATTGATATTGGCCGTATTCTTACTAATAAACGATAAAGAAAGGAGGAATTCGTGGGAAAGAAAAAACATGATTTAGTGATAGCCGTTGACCCGGACATAGATAAATCCGGTATATGCGTACTGTCTCCTTCAACGAGACAGCTAATTCTAAAGAGCCTCCCCTTCCCTGTGTTGGTCGATTTCATAAAGGAGGCAAGAGAGAGATACAAGGGGGTAGACATAGTGGTCATTGTCGAGGCCGGATGGCTTAACGAAAAAAGCAACTTCCATAAATCGAGGGGTAAATCCGGCGAGAGGATAGCCAAGTATGTAGGTCGTAACCAGCAAACCGGGATATTGCTTCTCCAGATGTGCGAGCACATAGGTATTCCCTGCGAAGAGGTAAAGCCTTTGACCAAGCATTGGAAAGGGGACGAGGGCAAGATAACCCATGAGGAACTCTCCTACATAGTCGGTCCCTTGCCTAAGAGAACGAACCAAGACCAACGTGACGCTACGATTCTGGCTTGGTGGTACGCCGATCTACCAATAAAAATAAAGACTTGGTGATATGGCGAAGAAGAAAGACGAGCAAGAAAAGGTGAAATGTGGCGATTGCGCCAACGGACATCCTCACAAGGGGCTATGCGTTTGGTGCATCATACATGACGCTGGACGGGTAGCTAACTCCACGAGATTTTGTAACACTTTTAAAAAGAGAAAATAATATGGAACAAGAGAAATTTGATTTATGGTGCGTGGTCGAGTTATTCGGCCATTCAAGGATAGCGGGAAGATGTACGGAACAGAACGTGGCCGGTACCAATATGCTTCGGGTAGACGTTCCGGATACGAGTAACCAGCCCGGTTTCACCCGCTTTCTCTCATCGGGGGCCATATACGCTATAAATCCTGTCTCCGAGGAAGTGGCAAGGCAAATGGCGGAGAACCTGCAAATACAACCTGTAAACATATGGGATGTAAACCACCTTGTAGACCAGAAACTAAAGTCCTTGCAGGGAGGAGAATCCCCAGATTTTGATTTTTAGTATATGGATAAGGGTTTCATAATGCTCTCTCGTAAGTTTTTTTCTAATGAAATGTGGGAAGCAGCCCGGACATTCTCGGAGTGCGAAGCGTGGCTTGATCTAATACAATCGGCACGATTTGAGGCAACCGACACGATCGAATGTATCGGAGGTAGAGAAATAACATATGGGAGAGGATAATAAATCCTCTCTATTTTATAATAATCATTTAGATAACTGTATGAAAAGAGGACTAAGCAAGCTTACCCCCAAGGAGCTATCTATGTTAAATAAGACTATTAAAGGGAAACGGATAGTATCCTTTTATTCTGAAGATGGGGATATAATTAATGAAATGATGCCTTCTTGCGATAAACTTCGAAAATTCAAAATTAAGCATGCTATCATTTATGCACTTGATGGAACAATAGTAAAGCGCATTCCAATCGGTGGCAGAGCAATATATCTTTTTGCAGAGAATCATGGAATAAGCTCAAGAATGAGAGAGGCAATTCGTGAAGAGGCCATGAAACTAAATGACAGTATAAAAAGAAAAGTATTTGAAAGAGACGGTAGATATTGTGCTGTTTGTGGATGTTCTGAAAAACTCTGCATAGATCATATTATTCCTGTATCAAGAGGAGGCTTTACAGTTTTGGACAATCTTCAAGTATTATGTGAGAAATGTAATTTACAGAAAAGCAATATGACAATGGAAGAATTTAAATTATGGAGAAATAAACATGGCACGACCAAATAAAGAAGGGCTAGACTATTTCCCTTTCGATGTTGATTTCTTTTCTGATGAAAAAATAGGCTCAATATCGGGTGAATTTGGCATTAAGGGTGAGATCACCGCTATAAAGCTGCTTTGTGCGATATACCGAAATGGGTATTTCATATTGTGGAATGATGCGTTAAAGATGTCACTGCTTAGAGGTTTACCCGGCATTAGCTTAGAATTACTGGAGCAGATAGTAACACGCTTGGTTAGGTGGGGATTCTTTGAACAGACTCTGTTTAGCACGGTAAGTGTTCTAACTAGCAAAGGTATTCAGGAGCGATATTTCAAGGCTATAAAAAGAAGAAAAGATTCATCTAATTATCCTTACCTACTAGTTAATGTGGACAATAATAAGGTTAATGTAAGCAATAATGACATTAATGTAAGCACAAACCCTATAAAGGAAAGAAAAGGAAATAAAAATAGAGAGAGTCTTAATACGCGTGAGACGCTTTTCGAGAATTTCAAGAATGAGTTATTGGGGGACGAGGAATGGCGCAGATACGCTTGCCAGATATCAGGATTGAGCGTCGCTTTCAATGACCTCATTCCCGGCGAGCTGGATAACTTCCTCGCTTGGATGGTATCCACCGGGGAAGGCGATACGCTAAAAACGATAGATGACGTTAAGAGACGATTCACCTATTGGTGGCAGGGAACAGGACTAAGGGCTTATAATCAAAGACATAATGGAGGAACAAGAAAAGAAACTTTCGGAGGCTATACAAGCCATGCGGGGGCCTACGGAAAAAGAGAGGCTCCAGCAAAAACAGGTGTTCAACCTAGTGAAGAAGCACGCAAGGACTATACAGAACGTTTCTAGGTACGATCTCTCGGACGATACGGAGTACATCAGCCACGCCCGGATGATAAAGGCGCTAGGTTGTAATTACCTAGGGATCGAGAGGCGGCAATTCGAGACAGACAGGGGGAATGACAAGGTTTTGAGATTCCTGTTGTATTATTTCAACGATTGCCCGTTGGCCGAATCCGTATTCCCGGAGGAGAACTATAAGCTGCACAAGAACCTCCTTATCGTGGGAGATCCGGGAACGGGCAAAACGCTCATGATGCAGATATTCGCCGATTACCTGAAATTGACGGATAACCCCAAACGCTTCGTGAACCTATCCGTGACCCAGATGATGAACTATTACAAGATCCATGGTCACATAGACAGGTTCACGTACAACGAGGAGGCCGGGAAAGGGAGCATGGAAGGGAACCCGTTCGATATCTGCCTTAACGATATCGGTCTTGAGACGGAGAACCAGAAAAGCTACGGCACCAGCCTTAACAGCGTAATAGACGAGTTCCTATACGCGAGGTACGAGATATACCAGTCCCATCAGAAGAAGTATCATATCACTTCCAACCTGTCCGTCACGGATTTCAAGAATCGGTTCGGAACTAGACTGGTGGACAGGTTCAAGAGTTTTAACGTGATAATCCTAAACGGAGAAAGCAGGAGAAGATAACATGGAAATAACAGAGAGATTGAGAAACACCCCTACCGGGTTGATCGTGTTGGTAGGAGACATGAAAATTGTCGTGGAAAAGTACAGGCCTTACTACAACGGGCAGAACAAGATCCCGTGCAGGGGATGCGTCTTTCGGGACGAGGGAGCGAGATTCTGCGAATACTCATCTGCTTGCATGGCCCATCTGAGGCCGGATCACGAGAGCGTAGTTTTTGCTAAAACGAGAGAGACATGAATGTTTTATCCTTATTTGACGGAATGTCTTGTGGTAGGATCGCATTAAGAGAACTCGGGATTGAACCGGAGCATTATTATGCGAGCGAGATCGACAAGTTCGCCATATCCCAAACGAGGCTGAACTTCCCGGACACGATACATTTAGGGGACGTGACTAAGTGGAGGGAATGGGAGATAGATTGGGGAACGATAGATCTCATACTGGCAGGAAGTCCTTGCCAAGGATTCTCTTTCGCCGGCAAACAACTGGCTTTCGATGATCCTAGAAGCAAGCTCTTCTTCGTATTCGTGGACATACTGAGCCACGTGAAGGCATTGAACCCGGATGTGTTCTTCTTGCTTGAGAACGTAAACATGAAGAAAGAGCACATGCGGGTAATTACTGAGTATTGCGGTGTTCATCCAGTCAACATAAACTCAAATTTGGTGTCGGCCCAGAACCGGAACCGGTGGTATTGGACGAACATAAGGACAAAGAAGGTCGGACTGTTCGGGGAGATCCACTCCGACATACCGCAGCCAAAGGACGAGGGTATATTGTTAAGGGATATCTTGGAGGAAGAGGTTGACGAGAAATATTACCTAAGCGAGAAGGCCATTAGGTATATCTTAAACGATAAACGTATGGAGAAACGATTCACCCAGATCGACGGGGATAAAGCGGTCTCCTTGATGGCCGCTGGCACATGCAATAACACCGGTCCCTTTATCTCGGTAAACGGGAAGGCACCATGCCAACGTGCCAGTGGCAGAGGGGGACTTTCCCCCAGACATAATTACGAAATCATAAATACTTCCGGTATGCCAAGAAAATATCAGAACAAAGCCTCATGTCTCTTAGCTGGAGGCCATGGAGCAGGAAACCATTCGGATATGGACTTGATCCTGCAAAGACCTAGGGGCAATAATAAGGGTAATGTTTTCCGTGGCAAGGCACCAACCTTATCGTCAAACGCATGGGAACAGAACAATGTGCTCCATAAGATTATCCAGTTAAATGAAAGTAAGGAAAGCGGGGGCATCCAGCCATATCAACAAAACAGGGTATATCATGCGAATGGACAATGTCCGGCCTTGTTAGCCGAGATGAGTAGAAGAAGCCATGCCATACTTAGTGTACGACAAAAAAGAAACTTGAAAGATCAAGACGGAAAATCGAGCTCATTACTTGCCTCCTCATATAAAGGATCACAAGCTAATGGCATGACCCTAGTGGAGACATCATCTATCCGGAGATTGACCCCGATCGAGTGCTCTAGGCTACAAACCGTTCCTGATTGGTACAAATGGGATTGCTCTGATACGCAGATATACCGTTTGTTAGGCAATGGATGGACTATCAAGGTTATACGACATATACTTAGTTTTCTAAAGAAAGACATTCATCATAGTTGAAAGCTGCATTCATCTATGATGAGAGCAATAAAAATCAAATATTATGGCTATAAGCGAAGTTTACAACGAGGATTGTATGGACTATATGAGAAACATTCCTGATAATTTTTTTGATCTAGCTATCGTAGATCCACCGTATGGTATAGGAGAGGACTGGAAGAAAAGGAATAATGGGTATAAATTCAAGGATACATCCTATAAGAATAGCCCTATCAAGGATGCGTCATACTTCGATGAGTTAAAAAGAATTAGCAAGGATCAGATCATATGGGGATATAATTATTACACCCAATATCTAGGAAATACCAACTATTTGATTGTTTGGGATAAGATGAGCAACAATAACGATGTGTTTAAATACTCGAAATGTGAGATAGCCTACGTGTCAAAAAAAATCCCATGCAATCTTGTTTCCATTCCGTGGGATGGATATAGGATGGGGCATGAGACCGGAAAGAGAAAGATACATCCACACCAAAAACCGCTCTCATTGTATTTATGGATTTTGAAAAATTACGCCAAGCCCGGTGACAAAATTTATGACTCTCATTTGGGGAGCGGAAGCAGCCGTATAGCCGCCTATAAAATGGGTTTTGATTTTTACGCAACCGAGATAGACAAGGAATATTTCAATGCCCAAGATAAAAGGTTTAAGGAAGAATGCCTAGGTGAAATCATATTACCTAGTGGTAAAAAGATAATACAGACATCAATGTTTCAATTATAAATAAAACGATCATGAAAATGGAAAAAGAAACTATAAAGAACAAAGTATTTGAGATCATTGAGAGTAAACGTTATCACAAAGGTCAGCCACTTACGATGGAATCCAAGCTGGAGGATGATCTATGGATGGACAGTCTTGACGAGATAGAGTTATTAATGGAATTAGAGAAAGAGTTTGGCATATCGATCCCTGATGATGATCCCGGACGATGCCTTACCGTAAAGGACGTTGTTGATTATATAATCCGGAGGATGAAAGAATGAGACAATACAACGATTGGGAAGAGATCGACAAGGACACGAACGGCCTTGTCACCTCGCTAACATACATGGTACTTTTCGTTAACGACCAAGCGTATAACTACACGGTATCGCTCATGGAGGCCATTAGGAATAGCGAGCACTACAGGCATAACGCCAAACGGACGGCCAACGCTATCGAAAAAGAGATAGACGCTTATAACACGAACATCTTCCGGATAGCCAAGGCCAATAAGGAGGCGTTCGCCGAGATAACGCAAAGCATGGAGGAGGACGTACAGCCTCATATTGAGAGGTATTATTACACGATCAGCCAGATATTGCTGGATCACGGGGTATCGGGCTCATCTAACCGGATCGCATCCCTGTCATCCACGATAAACATGCTGGCGCAGATGTCTAGGATCACGATAAGCGATTTCGGCGACAGGATGCGGGGGATCGTCCCGTTGGCGTACAATCCCCTTTCCTATCTGGCACTGGACAAGGTGGAGTACCTGAGCGATCGGTTATCAAGTGAGGTCACGGGGAAGGACGTGAGAATAAACTTAAATGAGCAGCCCGGGATCGTGAAGGCGTTCACGGCGATAACGAACGCTATACTTAGGCCGGAGGTCTTTGAGAAGGCTTTTGACAGGGCGGGATAATTTTTCAAGGATTTTATTTGGCGTTTTGGAAAGAAGTGGTACATTTGCAGCGAACTTCATACACATAGGCAAGCGGAAGCCTGCCATATATAGCGGGCATTTTTTATGCTTGTAAGATCGTTGCATCTATATGATATAGCGGTTGTTTCTCCCGTGTGGAGCGTTAATGCGCCCACTGCCTATGTGGTGAAGTTCAACGGGTCGGAAGCAACCGCTTTTCGCTTGCCCTGCTAAATAGGGATGCAGCACAAAACTTTCCTGTAATGCCTAAAGAACTTCAAAAATGGCAGAAATTACAACAAACGTAGGGGCGTTAATCCCCATTAATGAGAGTAATGGCAAGAAAGCCGTTAGCGCAAGAGCTTTGTACGACTTTTTAGGTTGTACAGAAAGATTCCAGTCTTGGTTTGATCGGCAACTACAGTACGGTTTCGACGAAAACAAGGACTATGTAGGGTGTAAAGTATTTAACACCCTTGCGAATCAAGAACTTCAAGATTACGCAATGACATTAAGCATGGCGAAAGAAGTATCAATGATCCAAAGAAGCGAGAAAGGGAAGCAAGCCCGCCGTTACTTCATCGCTTGCGAGGAAAGACTGAAAGAAAGCAAATCAATTAGCCAATCCAGACCATCGTCCGTCACCCCGACAAAAGTCCGTGCCGGAATCGAATGGGTGAAAGGCGTAAGTGAGATGCTGAACCTCAATGACGTTTCCAAGTTGTCATTACTGGAGAAGGTAGCCACGCCACTTGGATTGCCATTGCCCGATTACGTGCCGTCAAAAGGAGTGATGAAGTCGGCTACCGATCTACTCAACGAGAAAGGTTACAAGGTATCACGGAATCAATTCTACAAAAGGGCTATCGAGCTAGGATATATCGAACGTATATCACGTAAATCATCTAAAGGCAAGATCAAATATTTCAACTCCATATCCAAGAAAGGACTCGAATACGGAGAGAATCAGATAAACAAGAACAACCCGAAGGAAACTCAACCGGAGTGGTATGTGGACAAATTCGATTCTCTTATGCTAGTATTGGGATTTTCAAAGATGGAGGAGTTGAACTATGCAGGCTAAAGAATACGATTTCACGTCCTTCAACGAGTTCATTAACAAGGTTATCAATCCATCGGAAATGTGCGAACAATTGACAGACCTTGTATTCAATTACTCATGGTGCATCAACGAGGAAACGGTGGATCGTTTCAAGGACGATATCGCCACGATCTATATGTTGCTAGGGGAGTTCAAGAAACTCGCAGAGCAGAACTAATACTTACCCGGGGTATTCCGTCCAAGGGATACCCCCTTAAATCAACAGGAGAAAATTAGCATGAGAAATAAAGAACTAATCGCTCTATTACAAGAGCAAGACCCGGAAGCGGAGGTAATGATCCGCACGTCCGATGGAGAGTATGAGTACGATCCGGTGGATGTAACATGGGACGAAGAGATAGAATGCACAATTATTCAGGAGGGGTAAATATGAAAAATGAAACAAAAATCCTCAATTTATTTGTCGGTAACGACAAGTATAGACCAGCATTAAACCAAGCGTTCAAGCAAGGGGACATGGTATGTGCCACTGACGCTATCACGCTTATAACAATACCTATATCCTTGATAGGTCTTAGGTATCCGTATCAAGACAAGCCAGATGTATCATCTGTGTTGAATATAAGGAAAGAATGCCATGAGATCATAGAATTGTCTTGGTTGAAGGAATTGTACGATGACGTTCCGATGATAAATGAAACGTATAAGTGCGATGCTTGCGCAGGTACCGGGATGGTTGATTATGAGTTTTGTTTTGATGATATAATCTATACAGAAGAGGAGGAATGCCCCGTATGTCGTGGAAATGGTCATTTAGGCGAGACTGAGGAAATGATAAAAGATCCCCAATATGACATTGACATACACGGGAATCCTTTTAAATCCGGGCGTGTGCTTAAAATGATAAATCTCATGAAGCTTATTGATATCACCTCTTGTGTTCTTGTTTCGAACCCTTCATCTGAACCTAACCTGTTTAGGTTCGAGAATGGGATAAATGTAATATTAATGCCAAGTTTTAGATGATATGAATCAGATTTGCACGAATAAAGAACAATCATCCCGGCTATTAGAGGCCGGGGTGAACCCGAAGACGGCGGACATGTATCTTGACGAGTTCGAATGTCCGGTCGCATTTGAATATAGAAGGATTGAAGGGCACGTGGGTCAAGATATGGCATTCCCGGCTTGGTCTCTATCGGCTTTAATAGACATGATGCCAAAATCGTACCAAGACGATATAGACGGAATGATTTATTACCTATCCGGAAATTTCGTTGAACTCATGTACGCATCGGACAAGATCGAGGATGAGGAAGGCGACAAGACTTATACTTGCGCAAACTCCTTCAACAAGGAGAACTTGATGGACAATGTGATTGACGCTATAGAGTGGCTCATCAAGAGAGGTCACTTGAATAAGAAATTCCTAACAGATAAATAAATATGAGCAAAGAATATAGAGTCGTAAGATACTTCTATGGTTATCCCGAATACACCATGTGTAAATGTGATACAATCGAAGAAGCGAGAGTTAAGCGCAAAGAGCATAACGATAAAGAGAACAAGCCTTATATCAGTTATCATATATTGGTAGATGGCGATGAGAAATTTAGTGGTAAATCCTATAGAACTGAATGATTATGAATGAACAGGTATTATCAGTAGAACAAATGCAACACCTTATTAAATTAGGTATTGACGTGAGCAGTGCAAGCATGAAGTTTATAAGCACCCATCCAAGTTGTGATTATAGCGAAGATGATGAAATCGAGTTTATACCAGTCTGTGTTAATTTTTATGCTAAACAGTATAATGAGAGTGGCAAGACATTTACCTTGCAAGATATGTTGGCTCTCATGCCAAAACAGATAGATGACTATACATTGAATTGGTACATATCAGAAATGATTTTCAGATATGATAAAATTGATTTATTTGGTAAGTTTGAGGTGTTAGAGGATTTATCGTTCTATTTCAACGAGAATGTAACAATCTTAAATGTAGCCTATGGTATGCTCTGTAAGCTTGCGGAATGTGGATATTTAAACAATAAGCATTAACAATGGAAAGAGATATTGATAAGAGACAGACGGTAGAAGAAGCGGCTCATTTCTTCGCTGAAAGCAGGAGTAGCGGTAGTGCATTCCCTGCATATTACCACGGCTTTATAGCCGGTGCCGAATGGCAGGCAAAGCAATTCCCGTGGATAAGCACAAAAGATAAGTTACCTGATGATGAAGATCTGGTAATAACTGGCTGCTGGTGTACTGATTATTTTAAATACTTACAACAGGGTTGGTATTGCAGAGAATGTAATGAATGGTATGATACTAATGGTGATAAAATTTGTGTTACCCATTGGATGCCTATACTCGATCTGAGGAATAGTATTAACCGAGCCTTCATGGGAAGGCCCATAATTTAAAAGATATGACTTGGAAAGAATTAAGTGATAAGATCTCCAGTATGACACAGGAAGAGCAACAGCAAGATGTCGCCATTTGGGGAGAGGATTTTTGTTTACGCAAGCAATGCACATTAGAAAAAAATTCAGAAGATATGTTCTATAACATCTTATGGGATGTGTGTATTCCAAAAAGTGATTTGGAGGATGGCGATCTGGATGATCCTTCTACAAAAATGGTTTATGAGGCCGGAAAATATTACATATTTGGATGACAGTTATGTGCGTACTTATTTACGACGGGGATGTAGAAATACAATCCCCTAAACAACTAGAGGATCATTTCCCGCAAATCACGAAAATGATCCCAGCGGAAGGGTATGACAATATCATACCGGAATCTTGCCTGTGCCAAGTGGACATAGAGAATACTCTTGATAGTGCCGGAATAAAGTATATTGAAGATTGCGGGGATTATATAATCATTAATTCATGGGAATAAGCCAAATTGTCCGGGACGAGAGAGGATTGAAAAAGCTTCTTCGATCGTCCACTGGATTAAAAGTATTCGAAGCTAGGTACGTCGGATGTTACAACGGATTTATAAGCTTGTCAGACGAGGCGATACTAGACAAAGCCCATATCACTTTTTACAGGGGAAACTGGGATTGTAATAATGGAGGAATATACAAAATATGTATTTATACCCCTTCCATTGGGAACAGGGCAAATGTACCATACATCCAGTCTATCGTGCGTAAGATAACTAATGCCTTGGATATCCGCTTCGGAAAAGATGGATGGAATGAGTGTAACCGATCATTGCTTGAACGATGGAGACCGTTAAGCAGATTCTCGTTCTATTTGCAGTTGCCTAATTTCAGAGATATCATAACAGGCACATCAAGTGCCTAATTCTGGCCATAACCTCGTAGAAGTTGACAGGCTCGAACGACAACGATTCTATAAGGCGGTCTATCTCCCGTCTTACAGAATCGTTTCTTTTCTTGTTATGTGATCGTGTCTTAGTCATCCATGGCACACATATAAATCCAGACCTTGCCTTCAGGAGCGTCATCGTCAAGGAAATAGAAATTTATAGCGTCCTCGATGATTTTCTTTTCAGCGTCATGGTCAAACCATTCCGAGAACTTCACCTCCTTGTCGTGCCAGTTCGCGTTAAGAGCAACGTACACGTCCCATATGTTGGTATTTCCCGGGATGCTCATACCTTTTATAGCGGTAGCCACCTGCTCCATATTCCAGTGCTCACCTTTATGTTCTCCCGCCTTGCCTTTATGACGCATTGCCGCCACGTCCATCCTAGCAAAGCACTCATTATAATGAGGCCCACAAAAAACCTCATGTAAATCACGCATAGTCTCGTCATACGCTTCCGGGTCTTTCTCCCTTAACTTTTCCATAGCCTCCTCCATCACGTCTATGGAGGCCCACATCTTCTTCTCGGAGCCTAGTCCCTTGGCTTGGTACTCCCTTATCTGTTCCTTGTATCTCATATCTCATATTATTATTCGGTAAATATTGATTTCAACTCCAAAAAATCCGCTTCCGTTATACGGATAGCGTTCGTTTCGCCTAGGATAAAATTCATAAGAGCATTATCCGGAAGTTCCACCAATATAGATCCCTCCCCTATCGTACCCTTCAAGAATCCTTGCTCAAACTTGTAAGGTTTCATGCTCTTGAATACGTTCATAGCGTCATCGAATAACTCTTCCTTATCATAATTGCCGTTCTCGTCAGCCACGAACATCATGAAACCCTCCACCTTCTCAGTGATCTCCTTGTCCTTTTGCACGAGGATGTTGTGGACACCTCTTTTCAGATACTTGCCAAGGGGCTTGAAAGCCGTGTTCCCGGAGACGAAAGAGTCGACCCTTTCCTCCGCCCATATCTCCACCGAGTTAATTAGCCTGCTTTTTAGCTCTAGAGCTTGTTGCTTTAGTTCCATATGACTCTTTCTTTAATTGTTCCACTTCCTCTCTTAAGGTATTGATAGCATACCCTTGTCTCTTGACCTTATCGATCAATTCGATAAGCATACCTTCCTCACGTGTCATTTCTTACCTCCTTTTCCGCTATTCTTCAATTTAAGGAAGTCGGCGTATGGCATATCGGCGTATTTGGCCGTGTACTCAGCGAACAACGCCATGTTCTTGTTAACCTCCTCTGAGGCCGATTTCTTTATCTTCTTGGCCATTCCCAACAATTCCTCCAAGGCGGCCTTTCCGTCCTTGCTCTCCTCCACCAACGGACGCATGATGCGCATGTATTCACGGTTAAGGATAGCCATTACCTTCTGGTAGGACTGTTGATACTCCGGATTGTTATTGACCATTTCGAACTCGCTATCCGACATCTCGCTAACGAGCTTGTCTATCTCGTCCCACACCGGATTACGGCTTTGGGCCTGTTGCGCAGAAGGGTTAAGCATACGTTGCTTCTGGATCTCCATCTGTTGCTGCGCTTGCTGGAGACGCTGAATGTTTGCTTCTATCTCGCTTATATTCGGATTATAAGGATTGCTACCTAATACAGGGTCACTCCCCCCTAAAAAAACATTTGTCTGCATGATAATACTGTTAGTGGTTAAAAAAAGGAAAGCGGCAAGCGCCCCCTAGGGAGCACAAGCCACTAACTTTACCTTAAGCCGTAGGTGCCGGAGCGGATGCCGGGCATGAGCACGGATTGTAGCTAGGATAGCCTGTTACCGTAGGGGTATTTGGCAATACCAATTCTCCCGTGATCATACGGCTGGTTCTACGATCGGTGTAATTGACACTAGCCGTGAACGCCTTCTCGATCTCGCATTGAAGCAACTTGTCTTGGTAAGGACGAATCGCCGAACCTACAGCCACCTGACACCTCAATTCATCGATCTGAGCCTTCAAGACATCGAACTGGTCTCTTTGGTTCTTGTATAGACCAAAATCAGCGTCTACCTGTGACTTGTACAATCCGAAATCAGCGTCTACCTGTGACTTCCACAAGGCGAATTTCTCGGCGATATCCGTCTGGCGGTGATCGTAATCGGCTTGCATACCTGAGACTTTCAATCCCCACATTGCGTTTGTAAGCGATAACGCCTCCTCACAGCCCTTTTCCCAAGCCATGAACGCAGTCGGAGCGCCTACCCCGGAACCACCACCGCCTCCTGTGGTCGTGTTGATGTTAACGTTCTCTGGCATACCGGCTCCCCAGCCACCGCCGAACAAGCCGCCACGGTTACGTGACACCGCCCAAGCTCCAAGAGCCGTACCAATGATACCCAATGTCAAGCCGGCGTTACCCACGCCCTTGCTTGCGTAATCCTTGTGCTCATCCTCATGGACGATCTCTTTCTCCTTAATAATTTTCTCTGCTTCCATATGTGAAGTTTTTTATGGTCATATCCGGGTTATCCCGGACACCACAAAAATCCAGAGAAGTGCCTTGCTAAATAAATATCTCCTTGCTAGCTTGTTGCGAGGTTGTTGCTAGTTCTTTGCGGAAGGGGATGAGACAAAAAAAGCGCCGCCAATTTGTGTTGACGACGCTTTCACCTTTTAAGGGAGGCTTTATAATGATATGGAAAGGAGCTCTTCTCCTAATTTATGCAAGGCTTATTTTTTATGGTTGGTTACTTTTTATATCTACCGGTTCCACCTGTTTCCAATACATGCATTGTAGCGTGGTTGGACTAGATATATGTTTTTTTCTATCTGAGTATTTATCGAAACTATTCCTTTCTAGGAATTCATCATACTCCTTAGCTTTTGGTTCATCTAAATTTTTCATATCATTCTATTTTATATAGCATGAAATAATTTTATATGGTAGACAGGAACTCTGACAATGAATCCATGTCCGAAAATTCTTTAACCTCACTGTCCTCATGCATATTCCTCGGTTTATTTCTATTACCTTTTACTATTTTCATCATCAGATCTATAGAGTCGCTCTCATTCTCCATAGAGACCCTCACTTTATCCAAGGCCAAAGCCTCTATTGTATTGCATAACTCATCCGCAAATGATCGAGACATAAAATATACATCCTTAAAATCTATACGTACACATGGGCTATTCAAATCCTTAGCCCTCATATAGATTTTTTTAGCTTCTGTCCTAGAACGAAGCTCTCCCCTTATCAATTCTGATATCACAATTGTCTTTTCCATGATCTTCATTCTAAATATTCATAAAAATTAAACATCCTTTCCTCTTTATATGGTATCCTTAATGCCACTATAGTTCCATCCCATTTTATATAATCAGGAAGTCCTATATATGATGTCTCTTCCTCTGACATAAGATGAAACGCTTGCCCAGACAGCAAAAAATATGTTCCTCCAAGTCCCTTAGACAACATTCTCTTGCAAGTACTTATACCATAACCACGATTCTCGGTATCTGGTAAATTTTTAGTCGATATACCCTTTCCAGCGCTTTTTAAAGCCTCCACATCGTTAGTTATACCTCCCTTGCCAGACTTAACATAACTACCCAGTATACTTATACCATTATCCGCTATGCAAATGTCTATATAACTCTTTGACGGATAATACTGAGCAAATATATAACCAAATTCACTCTCTGAATGTTCAGATATATTGTCAATCGTCTCAGTCAGCATATAAGATAAAGCCTTTCTCAACTCTCCTTCAATATTTAATTGCCTTATCATTATATTCTCTGCTACAGACAGTATATCGTTTTTTATGCTATCCTTGCTTTTACATCCCGGAAACTTTATTATAGGAATATATTTTTTCATAGAAAAATATTCCATATAATTATGAAAATCACTAACACTGTCAGCTACTACACCTCCTTCAAAATGAATAGAGTCCAGATAGCTTTTAACACTGTCCGATATATTCTTGCAAACCACATTCTTACCGCACTTATCTCTATAAAGCATAAGAGGCAATAAGAAAAATGGAGTCACAAATGCCGTATATTGGAAGTTCCATATGAAATCATCATCATCGGAATTCTCCATTTTCAGGATTATCCTGAATAGATGATTGAAGGCTTCTCCTATCCTAATATCATTTACCGCATGTGGCATATATATTTCCATAATGAAACTTTTCGTATACAACAAAGCCTCTGCCAAGGCTGGTTACTTGACGAGGCTACAAAATCACCTTTTACGCCGCAAAGGTCGCACAAAATTTTGTTATATGAAAATTTTTTCATAGACAAATCACATGCCTTACAACATAACGCACCCTCAGAGCGTACCGGATAGCTCCTCTTTGACGCTCTCCACCGTCCTTCTCAGATAGTAACTCCTCCTTATCCTGTCCGGATACAAGTTCCGCATCCGGTTGACGGCTTGCCTCGTCATTCCCGTCAGATCGGATATGATATTGTCGCTCAACTTGCGATCGGCCAGTATGGTTATAGCCACTCCCCGAGCGTCAACATTGCGCTCCTTGTTGTTGCTAAACATCATTACCGGATCGGTCCCGCACTCCTTGCAGACTGTCTCTATCACTTTTTTGTAAAAAATTTCCACCTTATTCATAAACTTTTTATTTCGTGGTTTGTTTTACTATCAAGCCGGGCAAAAAAATGCACGGCAGAAAGACATATAAGAATCTTCCCGTCGTGCGTGGCATGAAAAAATAATCAAACTTCCGATCCGATTATTTAGGGAAGATTCTTTTTCTTTATCCTCCCTTTCCGGCTCGTTCTCACGAAGTCACCATCAAACTAATATAAATTATCATGAACAAAAAACGTCAGCCCTTGTTATTCATATAACGCATTCATTCTATTATCAGAGGTTTCCCGGGTGTGAGCCACGGAAGCCTCACCAAATCCTATAGAACCCGCCTATCCCTACATAGGGAGACAACCCGTGTTTACCGATCCCATAACCGGCTATCGCACCGATTCCCCATCTACGTGGGGTGATCGTCTTGGTTATATACTCAGTCTTGCGATAAACCTCGATGTAATCAAGATTAGGCTTGTAACCCGAAATCGACAGTTTATAATCATCCGTCTTGTACTCCTTTTGAGTTATCGGTACCGGAACATATACAGGTTCCTTAATCGTGTCACCGTCTAATGTAATGTAGACAGGAAAAGGCTCAGGTATTGTTCGTACCAGTGTCTCATAGACCGGGTACGGGATGCTGTCATGGATCGTATCCACCTTGGCGGACGTGTCGGTCTTGGATATCGAATCACTGGCTACATTTCCCCGGACATGGTAGCCAGCCGTGAAACTGGCTACCAAGCACACTAGTATTAATATGATATGCCACGGTTTCATCTATCGAACGATCATCCAATCCGTAGCTAGCATATCCGTTTGAGATGCCAACCAGCCATTTACGATAGTATCATCAGCGGCTTTCATACACAAATAAGCCGTGAACTTGATCTTGTCCGTTTCCGAGTCTCCATATTTACTAGCAACCCATTTCTTGACAGCATCAGGTAGGGATTTAACCTTATTCACGACCATGTCCGTAGACAGACAATCTTCAGGACGCTGAAAAATAAACATGCCTTTCCCATTCCATCCTTCACGACAAACCAACTCTCCTTTTTTGATAGCCTCTAAAGCTTCTCCAAATGTCATGTTTTTAGTTGCCATTTTATTTTACGCTTACCTCTACAGCATTAGGTCTTGTTATTGTTAAAGTAAATTCCATCCAGCTATAACATCCGACATATCAGCCTCTATCCCATTCTCGACCTTGCTCATCCCCGCTACTATTCGGATCATCTGCTCACGATCGTTGATGTTGATAGGATCATCAGCCGGGATACCGGCGTAATCGGATACGGCCTTAACGTAAGCGTCCGTATCATTCTCGTTTTCTGGCGCCCATCTTCCTATCATCTTGCGAATCGTGTCAAGCTTATAGTTGTTATAGTAGTTCGACAGGATCTTAAAGATCGCCCGATAGCCATAGGCCATAGTCTCGAACTGCTTAAACGACTTGTCCTTGCTAGGTCGTATCTCGCCTTGAAAGAGATCACTATTGATCCGAATGTTTCCCGGGTTGCAGTTTCGCAACCCTCTAGGTAATTTTTTCTCTGCCATTGTTATTTGATTTTATTCGTATATTTGTGACGCTTTGTTAACCTTGCTATCCTCCCTTGCGAAAGACAGGAAGCTAAAATTTATCCGGCTCCCCTATCCTTTTGGATCTGGGGAGCCTTCTTTATCGCAATCTTTATCCTCCTTATCCTCACTATTTATATTGTTCTCGATAGGAGGATTCCTATTGGTACATTTCAAATCTCTGCATTTAAGTACTTTGTATACCGCTATCTGGGTTGTAAGACGGTTATTCTCGTCACGAAAATGTCCCTGATCGTCGTATAGTTTATCTATAAGATTGCTCAAACCTTTCTTTTCCTCCTGACTTTTGATATACAATTCCTTCCATTGCTCACTCGCTTTCGTCTCATTCTCCAACTCGGCCGATTTCCTCTTTTGCGGAAACATCAGCACTGCTCCAAGACCACCTCCTCCAACAAAGGTTAATACGGCGGTTAACATCATCGTCCAATCCATTCTTCCGATCCTTTTTTTTAATTAGTTAAACAACCACTATGCTCTCATCCTCTCTCGCCGCCTCCCACTCGGCGAAATCGCTATCCACACGGTCTTTCAACGCCTTCCTTTCGTTAAGGAACGTCTTATAAGACTCCACGTATGACAAGTCCAGTATGCCCAGCTGGGCGGCGTTGTAGTCGTTCAGCTTCTTTTGCTCCACGTCCTTGTCCCATAGGGCGTTGATACAGGCCTCCAATATCTTGTTGGCCGTCAACGTAGGCCATACCCTGACCTCGTTGTAACTATAGGAGATCACGGGGGACATATCGTCACCCATCTCCCTTGTCTCCTCTCTAACGTCCCACCGGTACAGGTAGGAACCGTCACCGTCCCGCTCTATTTTAGGCGGCATTGTGTCGCTCCATGATCGCTTCATAAAACTCTGGTTTTAAAATTTTCTTAGCTAAATGCTTGCTATCGCTATCATATATCCAGCCCAGCCAACCGGCTAGACCTGCCTTGTATTCCGTTAAGGATATATTCGGGACTTTATTCAATCTAGCCGCCGCACGGCATAGATTTTGTTTTGTCCTCTTCCTTATCCGTATATGCTCCTTATAGAAAACGAACCCCACGAAATCTATACCACGGCCGCTTTTATCCGATCTTCTCTCAGCGATCTTAAATATCTGGTAATTCCCTTTCAGCTCCAACTTCAACACGGCCAATCTATCGATAAGCCACGGAAGTAATACGTTTCTCAAGAAACACTTATCATGATGGAAAAAAGTCATGTCATCCGCGTATCTGATATAATGCCTTATATCTATAATCTCCTTTATCTCGTGATCCAGATAGGCGAGATAAAGATTCGCAAGATATTGGCTAAGATAGTTCCCGATCGGAACGCCGGGAGCGGAATCGATGATCTCATCCAACAACATAAGCAAGCGATCGTCCTTGATCTTCTTCCGAGCGATGCCTTTCAACACCTCATGGTCTATTGACGGATAGAATTTGCGGATATCAACCTTGAGGCAATAGACGGATTCACGATCGGACAAAGCCCGTCTTGTCCTCTTATACGCCTCCGTTATTCCTCTTCCCTTGATACATGATGTCGTATCAGCCGTGAACACGGAAACCCATATAGGTTCCATGACGTTCATTATGGCATGATGCAATATCCTGTCCGGATAATAAGGGAGCTTGAAGATGATCCTTTCTTTTGGCTCATAGATGGTATCAGTCCGGTACTTGGAAGTCTTGAATGTGCCATCCAGCAGAGACTTTAGCAAACGGCTTAGATTACCCTCTTTGTCCTTGTCAAACAACCTTATGCCGTATGAATCCTTCTTTCCCCTTCGGGCTTTCATGTCCGCAAGTATCAAGTTGTCCATATTCGCTATCTTATCAAATAAATTCCCTATTCTCTTCATTTTATTGTCATTAATTTGCTTTTTATCATAGGGAGTCTTCGGTTTCCCTACCAACACCCTTTATATGGGGAGACTTTTTTCGCCAAGAGGCGAGGCCACCATCCCTGTTTGTTATCTAAATATCTTTTCCCCTCTCTAAAAGTATAGGCGCGAACCGATGTTACGATTCGCATCGGAAGGCGCATTATTCGTATTCACGTTAGCGAGGCCTGCATTCGACCTGTTGTCCGCATTACCGCCAACCAGCACCACCTAGGGATGATCGACCCTCATTCCGTCATTCGAGATAATACCTGTTCCCGGAGGCTCGCATCGTCACTTTCCTCGGGAACTTGTCCATCTCCTTTATCTTACCAAGAACGTACTTGATCTCTTGGGAGTTCGTAAAGAATTTCTTGGCATCACTATCCTTATCCTCTAGATTCTCCTTGATCATGACAAGCGCCCTGTCTTTCCCGAACTTGGTGGACACGCCATCCATGTAATCAATTACCCAGAACGTGAGATTCGTCAACTTCTGTTGGGTGATCTCCGGACAATTAAAATGCCTTGAGTTCTTATCCCTTGGGATATTCAAGAACGACAAGCTGCCGTCATCTTTATTCTTTTCTTCTTCCATTTTTATCCTCATTAAACGTTATACAAAAAAATCCCGACGTGATACGTGCGGCTACGCCGACGTTTTACGATATTCGGGGAAAAAGCAAAGGCGCGAACCGACGGAACGAACCGCATCGGAAGGCGCATCATGCGCATCCACGTAAGCGAGGCCCGCATTCGACCCGTCGCCCGCACAACCGCCAACCAGCACCACCTGCATGCGGTTAGCCGATGTGTTGGTGTAATAGTAGTCGCACCAGTAGGTAGAACTACTACCGCCGATCTCCGTAGCTACGATATCACCATCCTCACCTAGGAGCATCTTCTTGGCATAACCATTGGTACGGCAGATGTTGCCTTTCTTGTTATAGCCTGTGTAAGATGTGTCGCTGAAATTCGATGGGTCATCGGTAGTCCATAATATGGATAATCCGGCATCGCCTGTGGTGACCTGTATATTGGCCCCGTCAGTATATTTCCATATATGGCCGAACGGATTCTCTATACCACGATACCTGTTAGCCATCAACGTGGCGTGAGTACCGCCGGAAGCGTTCTTCACGACATATGCCTTCTCTCCCGAGCCGTTCCCGAACTCGTTGGTATAGCCGCATGGGATAAGTGGATTGATCTTGTTGAAGTTAGTCCAATCCGTCATTTGCGTTGGTCCCGGACCTAGGCCGCCTTGTGCGAAGCCGTTAGCGTCCTTCTGGGCGTTGAAAGGCTTCTGGCTGTCCAGCGTGGCGTACTCGACGGCGAATAGCCAGAACAGTGTCTTGTGGGCGTTATAGGTATACATTTCCCATCCGCTGCCTCTTTTCCTTGCGGCTTGCCGGAATTGGTCTCGGGTAAGGTTGGTGACGGGACAACCCAATAAGGAACGGTAGGTGTTGTCCCATTCGGAGGTGTTGTCGCCGCCTCTTGTATCAGTAGAGTTTGTTTTATCCGACATCAATAACCCTAAAGATCTAAGCATTTGCGCCTCACTTGAGCCTATATAGAATTTGCTTATATGCTTGTATCCGGGCAATGGAATCGAAGATAACATCATTCTAAATTTAGTTCCAATTATATATAATTTATACCAATGATCGGGAATCTCTACCATTGACGCATAATCTTTAGACGCAAATGTCATCTTCCATGCCGTTGGTTCATGATAATAATATACTCCTCCATTATTATCTAACACGACTCCTCTCATCCCGCTCTGCACCGGCAAATCCCTATGCAATTGCATATTACCTACTCTAACTCCATCAGGACTAGATGATGCAGTATCCCATTCAACACCGTATGCATATCTTTCTTCTAGATCTGGTATATCTTCCCAAGCTGGAGACCACTCGGTCGAAATGTCACCATATTCAAGTTTAATCTTATGGATGGTGGAAGTTGATGTGCCAGTTTTAGGAGAACTAAATACAACCATATGTGTATTATCAGCTACTGCATCTCCGATATTAGTAATCCATTTAAAAGTCTTACTGGCCTTCCCATTCACAAAGTCAGCCTTACTGAACTGAGCCATAGAACCTACTGCACCAGTAGAGTTATATATAGTGAACATTTCCTTATCATCACCCAATTCTCCAAAAATAGTCAATGTTACTTGTGTTCCTTTAGATATCGGTTCAGTTAGCCAATAATCAGCGATATTGTAATTCGAGTTACTCACCTCCTTCCCTGATCCCAGCAACAGGTTCCTGCCGTACACGGGCAGCTTGCGGTACTTGCCATCAGCCATCAGAGACTTATCCTTGTCCCCCTTGGTCTCCAGCGTTATCGACACGTCCGGATCTTCGTTTTGGGCCTTGTCCGGCGTTATGGTTATCTGGCCGTTAGACGGGGTGGATGTGACAACGGGCTTTAACTTATTAACGTCCGTCCTTAGACCGGTGACCAGATTCCGGATATCCGTATCGTCGTAATGGTCACGCAAGTTAGGCGTGGTTATGGTTCCCTCAGCGGAGGTTATCTCCAAGACGTATTCCGTATCCGTGTTAGTCTTTATCCTCACCTTGATGTCTTGCATCACCAATGGAAGCTCGGAGTACGTATGGATACCGTCCGAGAACTTCATGTTTAAATTTCCGTTTGCTAACCGCTCGAAAAGCCATAGCGACGGCGGGTATATGGTGCTGTCAGCCGTCCACTCGGCGGTGGACTGCTCTATCTGTTGGTATACGTAAGCTCCTCTCTTGCTCATGATAATATCCCTTTATCTATTATTGTTACTGATTCATTGTAGTAATTCGCCCCGGTCAAGTAGACGTTCCCCGGCAAGGCGGCACCGGAAGACTCCTCCCATATGGCCTTACCCTCCACTATGTCGTGGAGCTTGTAGAACGTAACGTCTCCGGGAGACTCCCTTAGATAGACCTCACCGCCTATAGGGTAGCTCTTGGTCTCGCCGCCCTCCTCGTAGGTCACGTCGTTAACCCCCGGGACATGGTCGATCTCCCTTGTCTTGTATACGCCGACTACCGATCCGTCCTGTCCTTGCGGGATGGTAAGATCTAATTCCGCCAATGGTACCCCTTCCTCGGTCTCTCCCTTCTCGGTTATCGTGGCTTGGGCCGCCGTTCCCGGGAGACCGGTCGTCACCTTCCCGATCGATATCTTGGGAGAGAATCCCCTAGGGCCTCTCTGCAACACGAAGTTCATCCTGTATACGGGGTCGCCGGATGCGTCCGTGCCCCCGTCGGACAACGATACGGAAGGATACGTGCCCGCCGTTATGGTGCCTATGGAGAATTGCGGGGTCTTCCCGGTGAAGCCTCTCATGCCGGACACGTCCACGATATAGTCGTAGCCCGTGGATGTCCTGAGATATAGCTTGCCGGTATCCTCCTCCTCCACGCTGCCCGTGTTGATGATGACGAATTTACCCTCCGGGACGTTAGACTTGTCCGCCTCCATGGCCGATACTGACTTATAAACCCTGTAGATCGTGAACGCCTCCGGTTTCAGTATCCTGTCCGTCTTGATATAGGTCCCGGTAGCGTAATTCCACGTGTAGACATGGAAATCATCGCCGATATAGCCCGGGTGGTCAGACACCGACTTGGCGTTCTCTGCCGCCGTGTTCGCTTTCTCGGTTGCCGCGTCCGCCCTCTCCAAGGCGTGCCTCACGTCGTTCTCGAACTGGGTCTTCAAGGCGTTCACCTCGCTCACGATAGCGTCCATCCTCTCACGCACATCGGCGGCGGCTTCCGTGGCCGGCCTCTTCAAGTCGGCGAGCGGTATGAGGTTCTGCCACATCCCGTCCTCGTAACGCCACTGTATGTAATCTGCGGTGATCTGCAAGACGATCTGCTTCCCGTCAACGCCCCTCAACAAGGATATGGCCACACGCACGAGATCATAGGCCGAGCCGGATTGCCTGAACACCGGCAAGGACGATATACCTTGCAGGCTATCGGCCTCCTCGTACTGCCCCGGGTCTTTCGACGTGGTCAGCAAGAGGTCGTTGACCGCCGACGCTATCTTCTGGATGTCCTCGGGGGTCACCTCGGTGCCCGATGATAGGATGATGCTTTCCATATTACTCCACCGCTTGACTGTTCAACATCCCGTAAGTGTCGTTAAAGAATTGAGTGGCGATGGCCACCGCATCCTCCTTGCTCGTTATCACGCCGGGCTTGTCCACCGACATGAAGAATTGCCCGTTACGCTCGTAGGCCAGAGATCCCACACGTACCCCGTCCTTGATAAAAGAGCCTGTTATCCGGTCTATCCGCTCATCGGTCTTGACCGAGGCGGAATACTGTATCTTGATACCGGCTACTTCCGAGTAGCCGTTTATTGTCCTAGTATCGCTCGTTATCTCCATGGTCTCATACGTTTAAAATGTTAAAGATCTGACCGAAGGCCCCTGCGGTCAACGTCTTGTCGCAACATTTCTTTATCAATACTGATTCCTTGTCGCTGATATCTAATTCACCCTCGGCGGCGTTGATCCGTGTCATGAGGTTGTAAGCCTCGAACTTCTCGTCTTGATTCATGTCATCGCCGGACGAGTAAAGCCTAGCGCATACTATATCCTTGATGATTTGTACTTTTCCGAACTCGTCCTTCATGTCTTCCCCCTTGAATGTCTTTAGGGGCTTGTTGAAATTTACTTTCATGATTTACTGTATTTTAATTGTTAATATTATCCCAAAGATATTTTAAGCATATTCCCATCCCGCCATATAGCTCCTTTCACCTTTGGATCTACTGTTGACATATACGGAAATGTCATTAATCCCGATGGGGAGATATTAAACAAGACATTTCCTCCATTATCGTAAGATCCAAATCCGAAATATCCCATGGAAACTCGATAATTGGAGACACCTGAAGATGCGTTTCTCATATAAATATGGAATGCAGGTAATGACTGATATCCAGTCATATCATTAAACAAGATCTCTCCTGTTAAGGAGTTTTTATCATTAATCATACGAATACTTCTCGTCGATGGGTCTATTATGATTCTATTCCCATTATCTGAGGTTTGTATTTTGCCTATTATACTTAAATCTCCAGATGTATTCCAAGAGATATTCTTATTAGCTAGGAATCCTGACCCATCATGCCGTAAGACAATCTTAGCTTCATTATTCACGGCTTGTCCATATGTACCTCCAGTCCAAAAACATACGTTATTTACATCTGGTGAAATGCCTCCTTTCACGGAGAGATTATCAATAGAACCGGAACCAACCTCTATCCTACGATTCAAACTCATGCCATCGTTACTAAACCGATAGAAAGCACTCGTTATATCGGAAGCTTTATTTACATCAAAGACTGTGTCATTAATAGTATCACGCAAGTTACTATCAAGCATTGATATAGTTACCACACCAACAAGGTCAATCCTCTCCGCCTTGATCGTGGTGGTGGTTGCCGTCTGGTTGATATACGATATGATATTATCGCCGTTCTCCAAGCTCTTGGCGGCGAACAACGTATTTCCCTGCGTAGTGTTGATCCATCCCGCCGTGTCTATCTCATTCCTTATATTGTCCACCCTAGTGGAGATACCCGTGATTTGTCCCGCCTGTACCGACAAGTCCGACTCCAGCTTCACCTTCACTTGGTTTGTCGCCGTATCGGTATAGTCCTTCAACTTGTCCTGTATATACTTGTTCGCCGTCTCCACGGCGCTCTCGAACGAGGACATGGCAGTGTTGAAGGCCGCAAATTTCTTATCCACGTCGGCCTTCTCCGAGGCCGTGGTCTTTCCGTCCGCTATGGCCGTGTTGATACTGCTTATCAAGGCGCTTATAGACGAGTCCAAGACATCCTTGGCCGATTTAAGACCGGTCTTGGCCGCCCCGTCAAGGTAAGTGTTGGAATACAGCTTAGTATAAGTGGCGGTCACGCTGTCCTTGGACGTGTTCACCGTATTAAGGTACTTCTCTATGGCCTTGGCCTCGGCCTCCGTTATGATACCGTCGGCGAAAGCGCCGTCAACGTAGGAGTTCAGGCTTGTCACGGACTGGTTAGCGTTATCGGCGGCGGTCTGGGCGGCCTTGGCGGCGTTATTGGCCAGCGTTATGGCCTCTTGCGCCGTGGCGAATTGCTCCTCCGTCACACGGGCGGATATCTCCTCGGCCATAACCGACAATTCAGCGTCATACTTGGTATATATCGCCCCGGTCTCCGAGTCCACGTACTCCTTCGTGGCCAGTAACTTGATATACTCCTCTGTCTGTAATATCCGCGTCTCAAGCTTTATCACGGCATCGGCCAATCGGTCGTTGAACAACGACACTCCGTATATCAATATCTCGCCGGTGAATCCGATCCTGAAATCCCCGGTACCGTCCCATTTGCCGGCTTTTGACAGCTTGACGTACTCGTCGGACGGATCGAGGGTCAAGGAGTCGTACAACTCCTGCCCGGCGAAACCCACCGTCAAAACACCTCGTCTCATGACCTTATAAAACAAGGAGAAGGAGAACGTATGACCCTCATCGCTCTCTTCCAACTCAGGAACTTTCATCACGTCGTTACGCTGGAATATATACGTGTCCTTGATGCGAAGCACGTTCCTGTTGCCATCCCTATAGATATCGGAAACCTTCCTCTTGTCCGAGTAAAAAGAACCGCCCACCCACAGGAGATTGCCGCTCACGTTGATGAAATGGATGTCGTTGGCCTCCGCCCAATAATTCGTGTCCTTCCCGAACGTGGAATTGACAAGTATATTCCCGGATTCCAGAGACATGTCGTTCCTCACCCCCTCAATCTCGCTCCTCAGCTCCCCGTTCATCACGTAGAACTGCTGCTCCACGGTCATGCCGTTATCGAGGTATATGGACGAGTTCTCTATATAGATCCCGTTCAGGTAAGCCCCGTAACCCTTCAGCTGGGTCCCGTTCTTGGTACGGATCATGGAGAGGTTGCCTAGCTGGGCCTTCAGCGTGTCTTGCGTGGAAACGCCCGTGATACCGTCATATACGGCAATGAACGGCGCTCCTTGATCCGCCGATGTCAGATAGATAAGGCCCTGTCTGGTGGTATCCCTGTCGTTACCCCAACGCATGGCGAAATCCCCCGCCTCTGGCTCGCCGGTACCCTCTATCAATGGGTAAGCCACGTCGAAATAGTCGGATGAGATACCGATACAGCGACCGAAGATATATTTAGTGGACGTGATACCGTTCCTTCTCTGTATCCTCACGCCGTCACCTTCCCTGAGGTTCATCAGCATGAGACCGTCCATATCGTCCATGTAGCATCTCCAGCGATCGGACAGTCTCTCGACCCTCCCTATCTTGTTGATATCGGACACGATCTGAGAACCGCCCAGCCCGTATATCTGGGAATACACTATCTCGTAGGCCGTGAAGGTCTTCCTAGCGAATATGTTGTCAAAGGTTCCCGTGGCCGTGGGGATATCTATCTCCGTGCCCCAGCCGGTGAAGCCGGGGGCGAACGATATGGAGCCGATCTTGTTACCAGCGTATATGTCGGAACGCACCTTCAACGCCTCCATGATACCGGAACCGTCGGCCTTGATCTCCCAGCCCTTACCGTCCATGCCGTCGAGGAAGATGGAGGAGCCTATCTTCTTGTCGAAGATGATCTCTCCCGCCGCCTCGTCATTGATATCCTTGCGAAGATACCTCTTATCCAAGTCCTCAAGATCGAGGATGTCACAGGTATCCAAGCCCGTGACATGGCCGAAGCCATCTAGCAATACGGACGCAATACCTTTCTTCTTCGTCTTATTTATACTCTCTTGCGAAGAGGTATCCTTATGGGAAATCGTATATATATTATTGATATCCGATTTTATCTCTATACCCGGACCTTGCGCCAAGGAGAAATCGCCTCCTCCCCCCTCACCTCCGCTTCCGGAACCTTGACCGCCTATCCTTCGCACCTTATTATCACTGGCAAGGATGAACAAGGCGGGGTCTCCGGCGTAATCATTCACGAACAACTCGCCCCTCGTCAATCCGGAGAGGTGCCATTCCTTGGTCCCGTCATCTATAGCGACGGGAGGAGGAGCCGCTTGCAGCTTACCCTCGGACATCACCGTGTCCGACCCGTACCATATATGTTTGGTCAATTTCTTTTTGCTCATAACGAATCCAAGTTTGATTGATTGACAAAGGCCCCCACGGAATCATCATACACCAGAACCTGCCCGTCCTTGGCGTTTGCCACGTTCACGCTTATGAAACCCGTGACCCAAGATCCGTCCGACTGTTCCGTGAACCCGTTAAAGGAGATATTCTCCGCTCTCTCAACGTTAAACGTATAATCAAACAACGGGTATCTCTCGGCTATCACTTGCCTCTCGGGTACGCTGGACTCGCTCCGGACATACCTAACGCCGTTTATCCTCACCTCGGACAGACAGAATATGTTATTGATCAAGCGGGCCATCTCGAAAGGTACCCCCTCGTTATCCCCTATCGTGAGCGTGTCCACCTGATACGGTACGGCGTAAAGCTCTATGATCTCTTGCCCCTGTGTCCTGAACTGCTCGTTGCTAACGTTAAGGGAATGCCCATCCGACTTGAACCCTCCCTCTATCCATAGCTTGAAAGTCCTTTGATTGTTTCCAACCTCAAATACCGCCCCGAACGAGGTGATATTATCCCTGTTGGTATAGGACACCTCCGTCAGCCCCTCCAATTCCCCGTTATCGCAAAACCGGAAGGGGAGACTGCTTATCTGCCCCTCACTCCCGATTATGGAAGCCCTATAAAGGCTATTCCCTCTTGGAACGATAAACTCCAGAAGCTTATTCGAGTCGTTGATCTCATAGGATGTGGGGGATATGACGAAGCTATCGTTGGCGCAAAGGTCGAACAACCTCATAGACAAAGTAGTGGAAGGGGATACTACGCATTGCACGGTTATATTCTCGGCATTAGAGAAGCGTTGTATATACTCACGCTCCATCTCGATGCCGTTATAGCCCACGTCAAAAAGCAACGGTGATATCTTGCTCACGTTTATCATACGCCTATAAACGCCAAAAGAGCCATACCCCGCAGGATACGACTCCCGCCGGGTATGGCTCTTAGGCTCTAATTTCTTTTTTGTTATGTCCTACAAATATAGGGGATAAGGATCAATTGTCAAAACAAATTCATGTAATTTTAGACAATATCAGCGAATAGGATGCCGTTTGGTATTTCCCTATCTTCTCCGTTATCTCGCTAACCCATCCCTCGTACGATCTCCCTGCGTACGAGAACGACAATTTGCCCCTGTAATTACCCGGGAACGGGGATAACCCCGGGGTCTCCAAGGACACCTTATCGATCCTAATCCTCCGGTCGTTAACCGGCAGGGATATAGGAAGGGTCTCCGATACGCCTCCTATCGATATCGAGGAGTTTCCGTCCGAGGCCGTGAAAGACAGGTAATCCGTGCATATCCCGAGCCTTTCCTTATTGACGAGAAGCATATTTCTCGGCGAGTAGGAGGCGTTAAAGATAGTGTCGGGGAACAATACTCCCGTAACGGCATATATAGCTCCCCCATTCTCTTCTCTTACCAGAACTAACCTATCCCCATCTTTCCTAGCGTGGACAATAAATATGTCATTGTCGGAATCCGTATCCTTCGATTCCTCGTCACGCTCGTTAGCGAGAAACTCCAATCCGTAGCAATCTGCCCTATACGGGCTTATCAATGACAATATGTTGTCCTTTATGTCCAATCCCGTGCTGAAACTGCTCTTGAAGTGAAACTCGTCACGCCCGTTTATCTCATCATAGTCCTGCTTGTCGAATCCAATTTCAACCCCAGAGTATATCAACGACTCATCCACGGATAGCTCCATATTGCTCACGTGATCCAATTCTTTCGTCTCATTGACGAAGAAATCATTCATATGCCGGAAACGCACGCTATTATCCAGTATCTCGTAATCATACCCAAGCAACGCCTTGGCGAAATCACAGAACTTGGAGAAGGACGTATGGACCTTCGCGTCCTTTATTCCTCTCACGCTCTCAGCGGCCATCATCCAAGGTATAGGCATGGAACCGGAGACGATATCGCCGGACAATGACACGCCCATCCTTGATAATAACGAGGATAATAGTTTTTTAGGGGAGAAAGCATCTATATTTACGGGCTTGTTGCGAGCCGAGTAATCGATATAGAAATCGTAGTCCCTTGATATCTTGATGATCTCATCGATATCCTCCCCTATAGACGTTACGCACAATATGTAGGCGATCAGCCTGTCACCATCCCTCATAGCGTAGGAAAGGCTCTCATCTACAGATGTAACGCCCGCTGACGATCCATCTTTGCTTAGCAGTATGGCTTTGTCGGATTTCAGCTTATTGTCGGCAGACATATGCCTTATGTGCAACGATGTCACCGCCGTGGTCAGCAAGTCTACGACCATTCGTATCCTTAGATTTATCTCGATCTTATCGACAAGGCACAAGGCGAAATAACCTGTCTTCCCCGCATTATCGTACGGGATATCCATACCTACGTCGTAGACCTCCATCACTCCCTTTACCGGCGTGCTTATCTCCCCGTAAGCCAAAGGTAATAACGTCTCCCGGCTCTGGAGCCTTAAAGCCATGAACCGATCGTAATCAGGCATCAACTCGTTCTCGAAGTTTGGGGTTATATACATCGTGGACTTGTTAAGCAGCTTTATCCTGTCATAATACAATGTATCCTCCTTTAGCTCCGATACCGGGATATCGTATACCTGCGACTTGTTGGCGTTGATGATAGACGCTACGCTATCGTCAATGGCGTTTATGGATATCGTATACCCGTCGCTCTGGTACGTGGAGAAATCGAGCTTGCAACGAAACTTCTCGTTATATCCCCAGCTATCGTTCAACACGCCAATTACCAATATGGCCGAGGCTCTTGTGTAATTGGACAGATACTCGGCCTCCAGAAGGTCATATGCCCCCTTCACGAACTCAAACTTGTTGGAGAAGGAGCGAACGACACCGCCAAGATCCTTCCTCTTAGCCGATATCTCCACGTCCTCCCAGTTCTTGAGGTGATCTGTCACGTCGTACCTCTTCCCTCCTATTAATAACACCGCTTTTATCATACGCATATAAATAAGAAGAGCCGCCCGGGGACAAATACGTCTCCGGCACGGCTCTTTGGCTCTGTCACAAAGATAATGACTATTAAGATAATATCAACTAATCAATCGTCTTATCTTTCTCGATCACCCGCAAGAAATCCCTTACGCATGACACGGCCCTCATCTTGTCCATGATATACCCGTCCTCGTAATTACCCTCGCAACTCAAATTGATAAGCGTATCTATCATATCGTCCATATCCTTAGAGAATAGGCAAGTGGACATACTCTTTATCTCTCTCATCATTTCCGGGGTTATGGTCAAGTTCCCTATTACCAACTCATGCGCATGATCAACCTTGATCTCGTTACCGTCGGCTTTCACGACGATGCTTTTAATCTCATTCTCTTTCATATTCAATCAATCTTTTAATATTTCACAATTATTTTCAAGTCACAAAATGTTAAAGTCTTGGGTATACGTACTAAATCCGTACATCTAATCTATTTAGGTCACATTTTATACTTGGCATAGTCAAGGAAAGGAATCTTTCAAACAATCCTAGTAATCTTACCGTCACCGGGATCACCTCCCAGAAGATGGTTTATGTAAGCCAGCCCCTTCTGGGTTACGAGTACCTTCGTCACGACAAAGCCCGGATGATTCTCCCTCTCAATAAACTTCTCGGTCATCTCGAAATACCCGGCGTTGATGTACTTCTGTTTTGGCTCGTTCCGGTTGGAGAAGAACACGCCTATTTCTTTAAGCTTCTTGAAGAGGATGTTTCTTCCGAACCCTAATTTCAATATCTTCGCAGCCATACCGATATCAACCTTGTCCGAGGTCTCGAAAGCCTTGTCCGCGAAATCGGCCTTGGGCTGGAGCTTGCTGATAGTTCTATTTGCCTGTTCTATCTGCTCTTGCTGCTTGGCCGCCAACATCAACGCCTCCGAGAAAGATTGTGGAATCTGGAAACCTCCAGTCTTGATCTGCTCTTCCATACGGTTGAAAGCCTCAATATAATCTAACTTGAATTGAAGGGCCTTATCACCAGTAAAGCCCATGGTCAAAAGAGTAAATCCATCACGATTCATAACATACATTATATTACTTTTCCCACTACTATCAACGTAAGTAGTTGAAACAAAGTACTGAGCCGAAATATCGGCTGAGTCAATTATTCTTTTTATCGACTCTATCACATGCTTATGCTGTTTATTAAATTTCTCAGCGACCAATAAGCTGTTCGTGAAAATGCGATTATTATCGCCTTTAAATACTAATTCTTTCATGATCTTAATATATTTGTTATTGAAAATTCCATCAAACCCTCCGGCGATATTACCGGAGGGGCATCTACTTCCGATCCTCTCCCCATCGTTCGAGTTATCCCGCAAGCCTTACGCAAGTCATGTCGCTTATCACGCTCATGAACCGATCGTAGGTCTTTTTATTCCATTCCTTATGATCCGGCATCCAGTCATTGAATATCTCCATGTAGACCACCTCGTGAGACCTGTCCTGTACGGTGACGCATAAACCGCCCGTCTCCGGCATAACGCCTACATTTATATGTACCGGTTTCCTTCCGATCATACACTCCAACGCAATCCTTTGTACGTTCTTCAATACCTCTATCGTTTCCATATCCTTATATTATTAATGTATAGTTATCAATCACCCGAATAAACCCTGTTACCGTAAAGGCTAGCCATACTGACATGAGATAAGACAACATGCTTGCGATACTCGATGCGTCTAGCTTCTTCCTCTGCCAATCTCTTGGCTTTGGCCTCATTATTTTTTATCTCTATCTTGGCATTATCCCATGCTATAGAAGGGCACTTGCCAAAAGACCAAGAAAATTTTCGGTAAAGTCTGAATAATCTCCATGCGTCTTTCATGATCTCACTCTTGTTGTATTTCTGTGTTGCCATTGTACTGTTGTTTTATTTTGATGATGCAAATATAATACAATACTTTATATGCAACAATAATAAAATAAAGAATTACATTATGATTAACACTATTTAATAATGTTATTCTTTATACAATAGCTACAAATAAAAAGAATCGCATTATATTTGCGGTGTAATCATATAAAGTATTGGCTTATGGAAAATAGAATAAAAGATATTCTTTCAGAAAAAGGATTGACAGCTAAAGAATTATCATCTGTTATAGGTTTGTCAAGTGTAAGTTTGTATAATATCATCAATGGGAAACAGGAAGCATCAGCAAATACACTGAATGCGATCGCCATAGCCTTAAACGTCCCTTTTTGGCAATTGTTTGTTTCCCCCTCTGAAGTACAAAAAGAGACCGATGGAGGGTATAAATGTCCTAACTGCGGGCATCCATTGAAGATAAAGGTGGAATGACAATACTACTTACTTTGTCATCTAATATATACTGCAAGTCGCATAGGAGATATACTGCGTTGGCAAGGTAAGTACTACTTAAATTAAGAAATATGTTATCGAACATGTAATTTTCTCCTATACTATTTGCTTTTGTTAACACTATTATCTATCTTTGTCCCATCATTAATTAAACTAAATCAAGTCATGAATAAATTTATTTTACTTAACTTTCTTTTAATGCTATCTATGTCGGTATTTGCAGAAAAATTGGTAGGAGAATATTATTCTTCTTATTGGAATAAAAAATTTGATATAGAAGCCAGTGAAATAAAAAAAGAAAAATTCTCTATCTATATTCAAGTCCCAGCCAAAAATGACAATACAAAAGCAATGTTAGAATTTAGTAGCTCTGATATAGAAGACTTAAAAGGAACATTATTGGCCATAAAGGATAAATTTAATGAATGGTCTCAAATAGCTAAAGATAATAATGTTACAGACATGTCTAAAGATATGGATTTTAAATTGCCATCATCTACTATATGCTGGTATGGATCTAAATGGTTTTTCTCTTTTGGACACAGGCTACAGCCTAGATTTCTCGTATTAGATGACGGAAGACATATTATTACATTTCTAAAAAAAGCAACTTCTTCATCTAATAGATATATAGACGAAACCATTTATTGGGTGTTTGCTTCACCAGAAGAGATAGAGGACTTTATTTCGGTTCTCGATATAGAAAAAATAAAAGAGAAACTTGTGTCCGATGAAAAGAAATCTGAACTATTTAAATAAATTATTTATGAAGTACTTGTATATATTACTTGCAGCCTTTTTTTCTATACAATGTTTTGGCCAAAAAATTAAAAAAAGCGAAATTGATACATTTTCTGGTAAAGCAAATATAGAGACCTCCATAGTGCCAATAAAACAAAGGCTTACGGATGGAGCTGGTGTTTTTTTCAAATGCAGAAATAGTGGCGATATATTATTATCTATGTCGTTGTACAACCAAGGGAATGTTATAGGCAGCGATGATAAGATAATGATAAAAACTTCTGATGGAGAAGTTTATGAATTATTATCAATAGATTCCTATGTGTCAAGGACTAATATTGTTTCAGGTATGACTATTTCATCCATAGAACCTACATATGCGGGTGACTCTTACTTCTTTAAAGATAAACTTGTGACAGATATTAGAGTTTATTTTACAGATGGTTATGTTGATTTCGAAGTAAAAGAGAAAGCCGCTAAAAAGATTCAAAAAGCTTATAATTTGATTTTAGAAGAAATAAATAAATATACTAAATAGCCCCACCCTCAAATCCCCTCCACCCAAAAGGCTCTGGAGGGGATTTTTATGAGCTACCATTGTTAAATGATACTAATTTGAATATCATTTCGTCGTAAATATTTTGCGAATGATACTCAAACAAGTATCTTTGCATCGTATTAATCAAATAAACAAATGAAGTACAATGAACTGGAAAGATTGGTAAAGAAAGCCGGGTGTTACGATACCGGCGAACAGCAAGCGGGGCATCCCTTGTGGTACTCCCCGAAGACAGGGAAAACATTCCAGATGAGCAACCACGAGAAGCAAGAGGTTGCGACCGGCACATTAAAAGCGATCAGGAAGGCGGCGGGTATTTAACCCGCCATCTCTTATATTATTCATAAACAATAAAAAAAACTTCTGTGATGAGTGTAGGAAGGAAGGTAAAAGCTATCATCGAGAGGGCTAATGATGGTACTTATAGCGTCTATATGGACGCAGACGATATGGATTATATGGTGACAGGCACCGGACAAACCGCGGAAGAAGCTATCAAGGTCTTCCGTGGAGGATACGAGGATACAAAAAAATATTATGAGAAAGAGGGAAAAGCATTTGAAGAAGTCGATTTCGATTTCGTCTATGACATGGCCTCATTCTTGTCATATTTCTCTAAGGCGTTCTCTTTGGCTGGATTATCCCGTATAACAGGGATTAACAAAGGGCAATTGAGTCATTATATGACAGGCCACAGGACTCCGTCTCATAATACTGTAGAAAAAATTCAAAGATCGGTACAGGCATTCGCAAAAGATCTATCACAAGTTAACTTCATTTGATTAATACATTACTTGATAGATCTTGATAAGGGCGTGAGTAATCACGCCCTTTGTCGTTCCCCTTGCTGTCTCACGACATGAGGGAGGATTATGAAAACTAAACCAAATCATGTCTATATTTTGTTTGAGCAACCATAATAATCAAGCAACCCCTTTCTCTCTGATCATATTGGAGATAATATTGTAGATATACTCAATAAAACGATGCTTCTCCTGTAGAATCCTCATAAGTATCTATAACAAAGGCTAAACTCATTTTTGAGTTTAGATATAGCAACCCTACTTAGTGGGTCTTCAAGGCAAAAAAACAATGGGGTGTAGTTTTAACCGATACCCCATTATTTTGTATTATGGTTGAGGCGTTTTTACCTCATGTTCCTTCGTTTGTAATCCTCAAAAGCCGCATTGTCGCTAGCTCTCTTAATATTACGCCCTAGGTCATAAATAGCGGCTTCAATCCTTTGGTTCGCTCTGATTATCCCTTCAGCGTCGAAATTATTGACGATCTGAACCGGCTCGCCTTTCTTGTTATGGGTAAGCCAATACGTGTTATCCACGAAGCGGCTAAGGAAAGCAGGATCATTGAGATCCGGAACGACCTCTGCTCCCGCTGGCAATGATAGCAGGGTGGGCTTATCCGGGGTAATGTACGCTTTATCTCCTACCAATACCGCCTCGCTACGGCCTCCATCGCCAACGATAGCCAAACCGCCGGGGTGATTGTCGGTACCATGGGCGTATTTGGGGATGGGTTGGGCTATGATCGTGGCGAGTTGCACGGCTCCGGTAGCCGCTATCATAGCTGCAAAGATAGCTCCAGCGATAGGTCCCGTTTCTTTGTAAGCTACCATTATCGCCCGTGCCGTGGCCGCAATAGTCTGAGCTATATCTATAGACTTCTGGAATTTGGCCTGTCTAGTCTGCAACTCAGCTTTTTTCTTCTCCAGTTCCTTGTTCTTGCGGCTGGTCTCTTCCTCCGCCGCACGCTTGCGGGCCTCGGCCTCCTCTGTCGTTATTATATCTTTCTCGGCAAGAGCGTCTATAGTCTCAACCTTAGCGTCATACTCCTCTTGATTGGCCTCTATTTCCGCATCTACATTATCTATTTGACGCTGGAATAATGAATTACCGATTGATATGATAGCAGAGATCGATTCTTGTATCAAGCGCTTTTTAGCCTGTTCTACTTTTTTTCGCTCCTCTTCCTCTCGTTTGGCATCCTCTATGATTTTATCGCTGGTCTCTTTAGATAACTGAACACGGAGGCGAGCGATCTCCTTCTCTTTCTCTAGCCTCTCATCGCCTTCAAACAAATAAAGATTTGATTCAAGTATACTTAATTGACTTTGTAATGACTCCATAGCATACTGATGCTCCAGATCCGATTTCTGTTTCTCATACTCTTTTTTCTTGATAATCCCTTGCTCATATTGTTTAGTCAAGGCATTAAGCTCTTCGTTTATCTCTATCTGTCTTTGAGAAAGGAGTATCTCGTTCTGAGACTGCTCCGTAGACATAAGACGTTTTCCGTAATCATTGTATAGAGTCTCTATTTGCTTTAGATACTTTTCCTCTATCAACGCCCTGTCTTGGCCTGTTTTGTCCGCCTCTCTTAATTCTTTATCCTTTTGTAGTTGCAATATATCCAAGCGAGCGTCAAGCTCTTGCAAACTTCCCTTTTCTGCAATCGCAAGACGATTTTGAGACTCCTCATTAGCCCTTTGCTCCGAGATCTTACGGTCGAATTCCGCCAACTTCTTGCTTCTCTCAGCCTCAATAGCCTCGATTTGCTCATTAACCCTTACGCCTTTCGTCTTTACGTCGTCGATACGCTTTTGGAAAGATTGCTCCAAGAGAAGACGGTCTTTCTTATACCCCTCATCCATCACATTAAGACGGGCCTCCTGAATATTCCGTTCGGCCTCCATCTCTAATTTCTCCCTACGCTTGGCCTCTCGTTCTATTTGCTCCTGCTGTCGTTTAAGTTTCTCCTCGTTAGAGGATTCTCTTATACCTGCGCTCTCTAATTCACTCCTTGCGGCTTCCATCTGCTTTTTGTTATAGTTGAAATAAGCGAATCCTGCCTCATCAAGAGCATCAGCTTGATCATTCAAAGATTTAACATCCACTTCTATAGCCTTCGCATTCTCCTCAGCAAGTTCTTTCACTGATTTTACGCCAAATCTAGTATCTTGCATAACAGCCGTAGCCGCATATTGCCCTTTTTCTCTTGCCTCATCTGCTTTTTTTTGTAGATTTTCGGCTTCAATCCTTTTTTGTAAAGCCTCAGCATATTTTTCTTGAGCTAATTTTTGCGCAGCCGTTGCTTGCGCTCTCAAAGCCATTGCTTTAACAAAAGCATCCGTATTATCTACTAGCAGATTCTCAGCGTCATTAACATCCGTAACCGACACATCTAATTTCTTAAACTCAGAGGCGTTATCAATGATAAACTGCTTCTGCTTATTGAGATCATCTCCTAAATTATTCCATTCCGCTTGTAAGTTGCGTAATGTTACAAGATTCTCCCCATATGATGATGTCGAGTTCTTTAAAGCCTTGGCATAATCCCCGGTGGATGAATTCAAGTCTCTCTGGGCTTCCGAAGCGGCCTTAGCCGAGCTAGAGGATGACAATAAGTTTTTACCCCACTCAAAGATATCCTCACCATATACGGTAAGTAGAGTTATACCAACCGACAACAAGGTATTCAAAGACAAAGTGGACTTAGCTATTTGCTTCCACACAGGAACACCTTTCAGTCCCTCCTCCCGTAAGGCGGCGTTCTCCTTCCTTATCCGAGATATTTGGTCTACCAATATAGGGATATTGTTAGAGATAGCGAGAAAGCCGGTCTGTAGAGATACCGAGAATGCGGGAAACTCACGGGTTAATTGATTGATTGCGTTTCCCATTCCATCCCATGTGGAGACATAATTACCCACGTTTCTCTGATGCTGTCCCAGACTTTTATCAACAGATTTTACCTGAGTGTCCAAAGCCGCTATATTCTTTTGCAACTCTACTCCTAACTTGCTGTTAGCGGCTTCCGTGGAAAGCATCCGATATGCCTTTCTCAGCCTCTCCAATTGCAACGATTGCTCTTGATAACTATCGTTGGCCGAGTTGATCATTTTTGTCTCATTCGTAAGAATGTTCAACAGCTCTCTCAAGGATTCTCGATGAAGCAATTCAGACCTTACCAGATCCTGCCTCTTTTGCACGGCATCTTTAGTTGAGATAGCCCCGCTTTTCTCCATTTTATTCAATTGGCTTTTCTCCTTGGATAGTTGGGCCAATATCGTCCTTTCTTGAGCGACCCTGCGTATATTCTCCTCCCTAGATCCCAATGTCTGGTCAATGAGTCCCTTCAATTCCTGACTTATGACAACCTCTTGTTGCTTGGCTTTCATGTTCTCCGAGATAGCGTTTGATTCCTTGGCTACGGAAGAGGATGATTGATCTAAACTATTTTGAACTTTCCCAGCCGCTTCCGCATATCTCTTGTTAACCTCTATCAGCTCATCAATCTTTCTCTTGTACTGGTCATTGGTCTTATTGAGAGTGTCAATCGTGCTTTTAAGCGCTGATACATTTTTCTTGTACTCCTCGATCTTGGCGTTCAACTCTGACAAGCTTGAGGGATTTATCGTCAACCCTTTCCCTATCTCTTTTACCAACCCGATATAGACATTCTGCGTATCCGCTAATTTCCTATCCAGACGCTCCAGTTGATCAAACGCCTCTTTCCCTACTATATCAGTGATCTTAGTCTTGTTTCCCGCCATAATTCCTCATGTCCTCTAATTGGTTAAACATAATCCTTATCATATTCCCGTACTCGGCAGCGGTGAACGTGTCAGGATCGATACGCATCTTGAAATAGGTGGACACGATCATTCTCTCACGGGTGAAATCTTTATCCTTGGGGTCTACCACCTTAGACTTGTTCCTATCCAGAACGCTCAGGCTATATTTCACTTGTGACATCTTGGACTGGATTCTCTTTTTAGCGACGATCAGATCTTGCTCTCCCGGCTCCTCCGGCATGCGGATACCTACCCTGCCAAGAATATCCGAAGCGTCAGCGTACATCATAGCGTCTATCAAATGATCTGCTGACTCCAACAGGATAAGCTTGATATTGCAATCCACCGCCCTTGACCGATCCTCTATCTCGATAGCGATATTCTTGTTCCCGGTTATAACGGAATACTCGTCAATAAGCCCCATCGCCGCTTTCCTTAACTCCCCTTCGGTGGGCTTGGTCCTCCCTCCTTTTATAAGGGCGTTAAGATTTCCCTTGTACATCTCGGTGAACTTGCATAAGGGTATCTCGTCGCATGTCGTGTATATATTCGCCATCCTATTTATAAATAATGGATATATTCAACAATATCGCCTTTAGATACCATGGCATCTAAAGGCTCGAAGGTAAATGTGCCATCCGTTTTACGGATAAGCACGTAAATGCGTTTATCGGAAACGGCCATCTTGATAGCCAGCCTCCTTATGTTCTCGTATGTAGCCATCGCCCTGTTCTGCGAGGCGCAATTGCACGGCTTTATCATTTGAATTTGTATTTTTCAAGAAGTTTAAGAATAGCCGGCTTGATCTTATTCTTTATAAGATACAGTCGGGCTTTTCTAGTTAATCCTAAATGGGCTGGGCCGTATTTAGACTCAAGCGCATCATCACCCGCATAAAATCCTATCGACCTAGTAACGATCTTGCCACCATCCTTTCCTCCTTGCACGATCGGCGTGATACTGTCATGATAATCTCCTCGAATAATCAAATTAGGGGTATTCCTGTTTCTCGGAGCAAATCGAAGTATGGGGGATGTCTCCGGCGGCGTGATATCTTCTTTCATGTCTCTCCACCATCTGGCCTTGGCTCTCGCCGCCTTCGGGGTCTTGGTGGTCTCGACAAAATAAGGATCTTGAAGATAGGTAGGACGAAGAGGCTTGTTGTTCTCATCCCTACCTGCTATCAACTGATCAGTGATCAAGTCATGGATCAATCCCTCGCTCTCTCTCAAGCTGTTCGTAACCTCCGGCCAGAAGTTCTTCTCCAGCATCCTCACGGCGTTCGCCACTCCCGCTATCGTCCCCATGGTTCCTCTCCATTATATCATAAGCGTCACCTAATATCCTCCTTCGATCCGCCATTCCCCGGTCAAGGAAGAAAGATCCCTCGTGAGCCTTCACGAAAGCCTTCCTTCCCATACCGAGACAAGCCTCATCATTGAACGATACCCCGTTTATGACCATTGCTCTATTCCTTTAACGTCCTCGGCGTATAACTCGGATGGCCTCTTGAGCGCGGGAGTGCCGGATGAAGGGGTCAAAGTAAGAGTGCCGTCATCAGCGTTATAAGTAGCCGCAGAAGCGTTATTCCATACAGAGGAGTTACCTAACAACGTCCCGTACATCTCGGTAAGGTCAAAACCTCCGTAATGCTCCACGACCTTGTACTTATTCTCGCCTGTAGCCAATTTCTTGACATCCACCCAGACCAATCCCTTCGCCTCGTCCAAGATATCGATATCGCTGGTGAAAGATATGGCGTTCATCCAAGCTTTCTCAACGTCCTTGTAAACAAGGTTGATCGTAAGCGAGGCGTTCTCTCCGGAACTCTTGAACCTCTGTCCACCCGGATAAACGGCACCGAGTTCATATCCCCTGAAATCACCTTCCGTATCGGTCTTCTCTCCATATACGACATTATTCTTGTCGATGAAGATCACCCTCATGCTCTCGTTCTTGAGCTTCATGAGATTGGTTCGCAAGCCCTCGTCATAATCGTTCATCGTGTAAGTCTCGACAAGCTCGCTATAACCCGTGATCTTGGACGAGCCATAACCGGTAGCCGATGTCTGCGCCTCGCCTCCGGATGTGGCGTACTCAGCGATCGTCGAGATCGGATAGACACGGTTCGGGCGGTCGGCGTGGGCGTACTCTCCCAGCTTCGTGTCAAAATCGGATATCTTGAACGTCATACCTACCGGAGTGAGTATGATCGCCTTGATATAGTCGGGTACGAACGGACACTTGCTCGTGCCGGTATTGAAAATCTCGGAACCGCAGTCCCTGAACATTTTTACTGCCATAATTATCTACATGTTATATTTTTTACATTTAATCTTAAATCCTTAATATCAATAGCGTCTATGCGATCGTCGAACTCGCTTTTCCCCTCGCCATACACGCCAGCCCTTCCATACCTGAAATTATCGGTCTTCACATGGGATACTATCGCCCCGGGGCCTATATCAAACTTGCGATCGTTGGATATCCTCCTTATAAGGCTGTCATATACCGGATACAACGTAGCCTTGAAGGACTTCTCCAATCGCTCCTCATTGGTATAATTCCCCAACGTATTCACGGCTATTATCAAGGAAAGGCTCACGGACGTTAAGGAAGGGTTGGACTTGTCCTCGTCGAACGGGGAATATAACCCTATCATAGGATATTTCCTTCCCGCCGTTACGGGTGCCTTCCCCATGGCGGAAAGCGTCTTGGCCATATATTGCCAATCACCGAATTGGTAATTGACCATATACCCAACGTCTTTTGAAACGCCAGCGACGATATCCCTGAATATATCCACCAAGACATTCATATATTCATCTCATTTATATGGGTCAATATATTCCTGTCAATATCCATGTCCTCCTTGAAAGACTCCCTTACGCGATCCGATATCCCGATGTTGATATCCACCATATTATTCCAAGCTTGGGTCATCATCCGGGAGGTATGCGCCAATATCCGCCTCACGTCCACGTCATCGGACGTGGAGGATACGGATATTAGCGTCTCGTTTCTCTGGTAATGAAAATAGACATACATAGCCATGGGAGACCTATTCGATCTCAATATCCCTAGGATATAATCAAACATGTCGTTTCCCTTCCTGCCATTATCGGCGTAATCGACGAATGAGTCATAATATCCTCCCATGAGCGAGACGAGGTACTCGTCCCCGTAGGTCTCGATATACCATCCCACGTTCTCCGATATGGCTCTGGAAGCCTCATTGGAGAATCCCCCGTCCTCCGGTATCACGAGTCCCTGTATCCTAAGGTCTCCCTTGAAGTACGCATTGTCTATTATCATCGCTATTTATCTTTATCAAGTGACATTTTCGAGTCCCCGAAGACGGATGTCTTGGTATCCGTGTCCGGGATTCTCTTTCTTGTCCCAACCGGGGTCTTTGAGGATATATCGATCATGCCAAGCTCCTTTCGTATGGAATTCTCCTGAATGACCTTGTCGACCTCCATCTCCTCACCCGTTATAATTATAGAAACCCTCATGTCATTATGTATTAAGAGGATTTCTTGATAGCGGTCAATACGTCGGATAACTTGCCATAGGCGAACGCCCACGGGTTGTATACCGGCATGATAACCTCCTCGTCCACGATCACCGCCGTCTGGTTTTTCAATCGGCTCTCGATATCATCGGCGAACTCGATATTGATAGAGGTATAATCCACCAAGGAGGCCCCGTTAACCATGTCCCCTACGAAATAATACCCCGGCATGATACAAGTGGTCTCGACAACGGGTCTTCCGGCCACGTATTTCACGCCGTTCACCAACGTCACGAGATTCAAGTCCCGACCGGACGTATCCTTCAAGGTCTCGATCTCAAACAAGGTGGATGGGTTCATGGCGATCATATTCGGGGTATACTCAGCGTACGTCATGACACCGAAGATGGCCTTGACAGCGTCCCCTAGGTTCGGGGATGCGACGGTGTTGAAGAAATTATTCTTCACCTCGAAAGTAGCGGAGGTAAACACCCCTGAGCCTGTATAAGCAACCTCGACCATGATCTCCCGATCATTCATCTTATGGATGTCGAAAGTGTCGTTCAAAGCCGTGAACGTGGTTACACCATCTATCTTGATCTTCTGGCCGTCGACGATCTTGTCCTGCGGGTTGGTAAACTCCACGATAGTGGCTTTTCCGCCATTGTAGCTTCTCGCTCCCTTGATAGATCCGGCCTCTCCGCTGACAACCGCGTCGGTTATGATATCGGATACGCATTTAACACCATCGTATTTGGTGATACCTTTCAGGTTATCACCCGTTCCATCACCGAACATGATCTGGAAATCCTCGGCCATCCTTACCCATGAGGATAAGCGATTGATCAACCATGAGCGAACATATACCCTAGATTTGAGCAATCTCTTGGACAAATAGAGGAAGGTACCGACACGCTTAACCTCCGAGCTCTCCTCCTTTAACTTAAAGGATGATTGGGATAACCGCCCGTTCTCGGACACGAAAGTGGCGTTACGATCCAAGTCGTAGATCAACTGCCATGTCAACATCGGGAAGGCAGGATCACCCTGATCGACGCTCATGAGATTACGGAAATTGATCTTTTTCTCGCTTACCTGCGTAACGACCCTGTTTTGCTGCTGACTGATCAAGATATTGCCCGTATAACTATCCGTCATACTGACCACGTCCTTCAAATCCAAATGGAAATTCCCGGAGGACTTCGTCTTACCATCTACATATTGCTTGAATTTCTCAGAGTCAAGGAACTCATTGATACTTTTCTCAAGAGGGCTATCCCCCCCCAAGGTGATGCCACGCCCCTTCATTTGCTCAATCTCCTTGCCCATGGACTTGATGATATCACGAATCTCCGTGACTTCCTTATTGTTATTACCGGAACCTAGAGATTTAAGCTTCTCGCTAATCTCGGACATCGTCTCCTCGTACTCCTTCCTGTCTATGACATTAGATCCGTAATCCTCCAGACACTTGTTGACCATCTTCTCGATAGTCCCAAGCGTTTGTTTCTCCTCGTCACTCAACTCACTCTCCTTCTTGGCGAAACCGGAGAAGGACAATACCGGCGCAACCGCCAAGGCATAGGCCGGATCGCCTACGCATGCGATAACGGCAAAAACCACCAAGGTCAACGCCATGATAGCGAGACCTCCTAAATTCTCATAAAAACCTTTCTTCAACATAAATAAATTAATTAATTGTTATTAATAAGATCACCTAGAGACCCCAAAGTGCATCTAGCGGCTTTATGTTTCTCTATCTGAGTGGAGTCTTCCGGCTCAGATATAAGGGTGTTGCTTCTATATATTCTGGAATAACATTTAGGGCAGCGGACATAAGAGGCGAAATCATCAACGGATTTCTTGGAGTTGATTATCTCCAAGATACGGTCTTGTAACTCCGGCTTGATCTTTTCCATCTCCTGATATACCACATCCTCCGTTATCCATCGTGAATAGTCACCGACGGCATCGATCACTTGGCTCTCCAAAGTATGTTCCGGTACTGTCCCATAATCGAAAGCCAGTCCGCAATGAGGGCACTGTACTATATTAGATCCGATCAACGCTTTCTCTATGATAGATATGTTAGCCTCAAGAGCCTTGAGCTTATCTCCGCTATATCTCTTATTTAAAGCGTCACGCATCATATTTATATGATCTCTCAAGTCACTACCCCTCAATTCCTTTATATCCATCAAGAATGTCTGAGGATTAGCCCCCCAATGGGTCAGCGTGCTATACTCGCCCAAGAACCACTCCTTAACGATAGCCGGGTTATTGGAATCCCGCTTCACGGCCCTGACACCCACGGAATGCTCCAAGGTCTTGCCATGATCCCTGTATAGCTTGTAATCCTCCAGCGTCTCTACGCCTATCTGCTTCTTTAGATTGATCTGCCCGGTCATGACCAGATTGCCATCCTCCTCCACTCCCTCTATAGGGCAGCCAAGAAGCTTGGTCTTGTCATGGTTGAGAAACCACTTGCACCTGTTGAAATTCTCTTGGAGCGTCTTGGAGAAAGAACCGGGAGACGATATATCGCCGTCGCTGTCCTTTATCCCGATACCATTAACGGCCACCTTGACTATTCCTTTCTCATCCACGTCCGTGGACTTGGTCTTAAATAATATGCTTCTATACGGTTCCATGTCGGTATAAACGCCAAAAGAGCCATACCCCACAGGATACGACTCCCGCCGGGTATGGCTCTTAGGCTCTAATTTCTTTTTTGTTATGTCCTACAAATATAGGGTTAATATATTAAAAAGCAAAACTATAGAATCATTTTTTATCATCATCAACATCACCCCTATCGTCATCGCCCTCGTCGGACGTTTTTTTTGTTATCAGAAGTCCCTCCAGAAGAGGATGAGACGCTCCTTGATGGACCGCCAGACCTAGCTAAGGATATGATCTCCTTGACCAAGGCCAATTCCTCGGTAGACATATCGTAAACCAACTTGTCATACAAGGGGTTCCCTACCTTGCTCTCCCCTATCTGCGCTCTCCAGTCATTCAACGTCAATACGCCTCCCATGAATTCCTTCTGGCATTTCTCCGATACGATACGCCTCTTCTCTACCATATCCTTATCACGTACTTGCAATACGCTTACGCCACTAAAATCCACGTCTATATACATGCCGGACTTATCAAGGCCAAGAAAGGAGGTTATCGATCGGCAGAATTTCCGGGCCTCAGGAATAACGATATTGGAATAAACGGATATCTCGGCGATATCCTGATTGTCGTATTTGGCCATATCCTTGCGTGGAATCAGCACTGAAGGTATACCATATATACCGGCTATCTGTATAGCGTCCGCCAAAGTCTCCTCGAAAGGCATAAGTTCTTGGATGGACATGTTTATCCTCACGAACTCCGTAGGGACATCCACTATGCTCATCTGGGACCTGTCATTAGTCAACCCATAATTGTCATTCCACTCCTTCCTTATGTTTCTCTTCTCCTTGTCGGTGAGAGGAAGGGAACCATCAGCGTCATATTTCTTGCTTATCAGCAATCCCAAGGCCCCCCTTTTAACGTATATGACATTCCTTGCCTCGTACACGGCGACCAAGTTGGCGATAGGATAACGTTGGGTCTCCAACCTGCTACGTCCCTTTAGGTATGAGCTATTCAATCTCATATTTATATCCTTATAGTGGATGACCAGAGACGGGTCTATATCCATAAGTCCCGAGCTGGTGGAAATACGATAGCTGTTGATTATATCCTCCTTTGTTGACGGCTGGAACAAGGGAATGGACATCGGGCTGTTTATCACGACCTGATCACTTGGCAAGACCCAATAGGTATCGCACCATTTCCATAGCTCCTTAGGCTTTATCCTCCCTACAGACGGGGAGGCCTGCCAGAATCCATTACCTGTCACATACTTATAGACAAAGAACATCTTAACCAAATCCTCGAACGAGAACAAAGGGTTAGGATCGCTAAAAAAACGGTTCATCTCCTCGTTATTGAACACCACGGAATCATCCTTCGCCAATTTTAATTGATAATTGCCGCCCGCTATCCTGCTAGCCAAGAAATCCACGGGGAAAAAGACCTCTCCCATGGTCTCGAAAGCCTCGATAAAATTCCCGGAACAGGTATAGGGGCTGAACACCCCCAGATAACCGGACAAATCCACGAGTCCTCTCGACCTTGGAGGACGATCGGGCACATTCGCCACCTTATCCTCTTTCCTGAAAAAATCAAACAAACCCATAATATATTCGTTTTAAATATTGTTTCGTACCAAAATCTCCGCTATAGCGGATAGGCAACACAGCGACTCCCCTCCATCCTTGCCCCCATAATCTAGCATATTCTCGACAAACGACAGATAATCATCCTTCTCCTCGTAATTGTCGAGAAAATAAAATCGATCTCTCACGGTCTCCGAATGGGCGGATATCCTCAATCTTGCATCGGAAGCCCTCTTCCTTATCCTTATATCGCACTCCCCGCTCTCCCTTATATCCCTAGCTACAGGGAAATAAGCCTTGTCGCTCTCAAACACGACATCCCCCCATCCTATAGGGCGCAAGAAATCCTTTAGAACTCCAGCCTCCGTGATATCCCTCAACGAGGCATCCAGAACGTACGCCTTCCCGTTCATCAACGCCACCTTTGCCATACCCGCAAGCCCGTCAGGATTGACTGCCACATAGACCATCCTCATGGCGTTCGATATATCCAATTTTACGTGATCGTAATATCTCATATCCTCCTCCTTATTTTTATTGTGCCTTCTCCTTAGCGAGAAAGACGTATACCTATCCTTTAATATCTCCGTGACAAAATAACGCTTGGTATCGCTAAGGTGACCGGCCTTCTCGTAGGACTGACCCGTAATCTTGTCCTTTACCCTCTGCTTGAGCATCGCCCCGTTGACATCCTTCTTTACGATGATATAATCGTTTATCGACGTATCGCAACTCTCATCGATCATGATGGACACGTCTTTTATATCTCCAGAATATATCGCGTTGATAAACTCCCCGGTCATGGATACGGAAGGGTTCGACCTAGGCAACCTGTCCTCGCTGCGGAATCTCTTGTCTATACCCTCCTTGAACTTATCGAAAAAAGACCTCTTATCGTCATCTATCGTATTCCCGGCCTTGGTAGATACGTCACCATACAAATATACCATGTCATCGTGACCGATCTCCTCCAAGTACTTGACCGTGATCTCGGCAGCCTTGGTGACCGTGTTGAACGGATCGGACGGGGTTTCCTCGTGAATCTGCCTTATCCTCGTTATATCCCCGGTCTCAACCTGCCAAAAAGAGATGGAGATATAAGGCAGGACGTTGTTATCTATCGATATATGCACGGGAGCCTTGACATATGGGCACTTGCCCTTATGCTTGGCGGGGTCGAAGGCGTGGAAGAACTCGCCACCCGTCCTTATCGTCCCCCACTCGCCCAAGGCGTATATCAGATAATAAGCGTAATCCCTTTCCTTGTCCCTCTCGAAATCCGCTATCGTCTGAGCGTCATAAAAGCCATAAGTGCCATCAGGAGACCCTACGACCCAGAAATTATTAAGATAGGTGGACTTGATGATAACCATATCCGGGCGGTGCGTCTCGTAAGTCTTTTTTCTTGGGTTGTATATGGTCCGCTCGGAATTGACCCATTTCCTCCCTACCTCGGAATATTCCTTTGGCAGTATCTTACCCGTTACGCTATCCTTGAGCTTCCCGTACAGATGATTGTCCACCTCGGTCAATGTCTCGGTATCAAATATCTTTTTCTTGATCCAATGATCCTCCGATATCGGGTTAAATAGAGCTACGATCTTCTGTCCCTTGCGACCACGGAGACGCTTCCTTATCTGTTTCAAGTCGGATTCATCGAACTCGGATATCTCCTCGCAAAACACGTACTGATAAGATTCGAGACCCTTGATCTTCTCCGGATCGTCCAGCCCTTTGAACCGGATATAGGAACCGTTGAAACACCTTATAAGGTTTTCTTGGAATTTGAAAAAAGTATCTATATGCAATGATTTAGCCGCCTCTTGGAACGTCTTGTAGATACTGTCCGCTATGGTTGCTCCGGTCTTCCTAAAGACAATCGTGTTATAGCCCTTGGATATACATTCTAACAGGAAGGCTTGGGCCGCTGAGAAAGACTTGGCGGAAGACGATCCCCCGTACATGAAGATGAACCTTATATCGTCATTCCCCAACGCCAGCTTCAAATGGTGAAAGTTCGGATTGAACCTCTTGTAGCTTATTATCCTCCTGTTATCCGTATCAGCTCCCAAAATATTAAATATAGAACAATTATAAAATTATAGACCTCGTATTTTTTCTAACAAACATAGCCATTTATTTAAAAATAGAACACTAATCATCTATTCCGGTATCTATTCCGATCAGCGATTTGCCAAGGTCTACAACGGTTGGAGCGTCAAAGCCAAGCATCTTGCAGATACGCTCTATGGCTTTCAGCTTATCGTGCATCTCTATCTTGACATATTCCACGTCAATGATCTCCGGGTCATCGCTCGTCCCTATATTCTTCTTCAGGATTTTAGTAGATATGCTCTTGATAGCCGACTTCTCCTTGTCCGTTAGACTCTCGAACTCCTTGCGCTCTATCCATGTATTGTGAAGGTGGGCTATGGATGAGAACGCTATGTTACCTAACTCGCCCAGTAATTTCTCCTTGGTTATATCTGACTTAACTTTCTGCTCCTCTTGCAGTTCCCTTACCCTTGACTGAACCTTGACATCATCCAATAAAGCCGAAGCCTTCTCCCATACGGACTTATCTTTCCATTTTTCGCAAGAGTAGGCACGTCTGTACGCCTCGGAAGCGTTCCCGCCGCACTCGATATAATAATTACAGAAATTCTCTTGTTTTTGTGTCAACCTCTTCATTTTCCCATAACGATTTTGATTTCTTTCTTGCATTTCTTGCACCAGCAATAATAGACCCCCTTGGAGCCATAATCATAGTGGCCAATCCAATTATGATGGACAGGACAGTAAACGTCCACTTGTTGCCTTTGAGATGAGTTGTTATAAAAATCCATAAGTGACCTATATTATATTGTTAAACATAATATCCAATCAATAATACAAGTCACAAACTTGAAGCAAATATAGACAAAATTCTTTATATCCTAAAATAGCAAGGTTAAATTGGGTATATTCGCGGGTGTTAATCATTTATATACCATGGACGAGAAACTTAAACAACTTTTGGAGTGGTTCGATAACTACGAGATAACATTTAACGAGATAAGACTGTCACAATGTCAATATATCTTTGACTTACGAAAATTTATCTCTGTCCAAACGAACTCTGTCCGGAAAAATTGGGACAATCCGACATTTGAGTATGATATTTTGAGCCTATATCAGCTTAAAAAAGTGCTGGAGGAAAAAGAGAAAGAAAATATGCCATAGAGCATAAAAAAATAATCATTGAAAAACTTGCATACTATCAAATTTGATAGTATATTTGCAATATCAAAATAACAATAGAACCGGCGGCAACGGATAAGCGGCATCAAGAAAATGACAACTAGAAAACTATTCGAGCTTTTCGTCAAGAATAATTCAAAAGGACGTGACGGCATAACCCCTAATGCCAATTTCAAAAGGACATACGGCGACATTTCATTTGAGCAAGCTTTCGAGAGCTATCTTACAAATGTCAACGATTTTCTATCCTTAAAAAAGAAAATAGACGAGTTTGAGTCCTTCTTGCTAAAAGAAGGTTGCCAAAGGATACAGAGCAATATCTCGGAAAGTAGATATTATTACTACGGAGGGATAAAATATCGCTTCAGCAGCCACGTATATCCAACCGGATCAATGACCGATAAGATAATGGGAGTGGTTGATTTAGCGGCTGATCCAGAACTCATAAATGATGTTATTTATTAATATGAGAAATATATCTTTGACCCTTCCAGAATTCGCCTTCGTCGAAGGCTCCGGCCATGAAAAAGGTGGAGATCCCTTATATGGGAGAAACGTTATATTACATACTAGCTCCGCAAGCGTGATGGAGGTCTTCCTAAAAGAAGATGTTGTTTTAACCGAGGATGTAATATCCTTCAATTTTTCGAATACCAACAAATTCGGAGTAAAAGAACGAATGACGATAGCGTTGCATTACTCGGCAACGCTTGATAAAATAGCTGATAGAGATATGATAATAGAAGATGTTTTAAAACCTGCCGCAATATGGTATTGCGGATATTGTGATTGGGAGGATGAACAAGATGAATAATAGAGAAAGAATCGGTAAAAGGATAGCCCAGATCCGCATGGAGGCCGGGATATCACAGTACAAACTAGCGGAACTTACAGGCCTAGCTCCGGGCAACATCGCCCGGATAGAGACAGGTAAATACAGCACTGGTATAGACATCCTGTCCAAAATAGGAGACGCATTAGGATATCAGCTAGATTTCATTGAAAAAAAATAAACAATAAACAGGGCGGGAACTTATAAACGATACAATTAAAAATGGAAGGATTACAAACTTATATTAAAGAGGCCAAAAAAGGTAAAGAATCTTATCCTTTTTATAGATTACCGACTTCTATAATAGCCCCCAATGGGCTAAACCCATTAAAAACAATATATGATAGGACTTTTAATGGGAAAGAAATCTTTTGTATCTCTTACTATACATGGGGGAAGAAAGTTAAGTCGGATGCTGCGGATGTTAGTTTCGTCGATAATAAATACCCAGATTTGACACCGGAGGAAGCGTATAAAAAAGTCGATAAAGAAAATTGCGACAAAGAACAACAAGATCTGGAAGAAGAGAGCAGAATAATAGAAGAAATAAAAGGGAAAGCGAAAGTCTCCTATAAATTACAAAGCATTGTTAATTGGTTATATAAACCGAAAAACAATGAAGATTTCATACTTCATCTGTATAGAGATACAGAGGTGATAGAATTCATGAAAGACAGAATCCTTTATCACAACAAAGATTTTGGATATATGTTTCTTGAGTATTGTTTCGGAAGTTGCGAATATAATGACGCATACTACGAGGCAAGGGAAAAGGATTTATTAGACACGCTGAGATTAAGATTAGTATGTAAAACTAAAATATTCGACAACAAAGAAGATGCCTTGTTATATATCCATAAAGTTAGCATGAATTATAGATATCGTGAATATCGTGATATAGTATAACATATCTATTTGTCGCATCACAAAAGTATAACGCCCGTGTCAGAAAAAACACGGGCGTTTTTTATTGGTCCATTTTTCCTTTTCTATAACTCGAATTATCATGCAGTCTCCACCCTATTACATACTACACTATCTATATTTTTAATTATCAATTTTTTAACTTGAATTTCACAATCATTACTACCTTTATAGAATATGCTGAAAATATCTTCCATGTCAATCTCATCCTCTTTATATAAGATTTTCCATTGTTCAATAAATATACATTCAGCCCTTTTCAAAATCTCTAGCAATTCTATAAGACGATCGCTCTTTTCCATAACATTTACGTTTTATTATTGATAATTTTTTAAGACATGCACAATTTATACTCAAGGTTAACGCTATAGTCTCTTGTCGCACGATAAGTAATACTGTTGCTATAATGCCCATTCCTATAACCTTTGTCGGCTTATGAAAGTTTATCATATTCACATATTATTTAGCATTAATGATAAAAAACATATTACCCACGCATCATCATTATATCCCTTCTCATCTCCACATAATCCCGGTAACGATCCGGATTGTTAACGTAATCAATTACCCTTGATATCGCCATGTCCGCTTGAAATTTTTTTACCTTAGTATAATAACGTATCACGCCTTTCGACTTATCTGAATGCCCTAAACAATAATCTATGACCCCATCCGGGATTCCTATCTCGGAAGCGTATTGAGCGAAAGATTTACGAGCGGAATAATACACCACTTTTTCCGTTATCCCTAACGACTGCGCCAATTTGGATAGCGAACGAGAAAGATACCTAGAGAAATTAGGATAGGAAAACTTATATCCGAAATCCAACTTGCCAGTCCTCTTATCCATCCATCTATCTATAATATCTCTCGCTTGGTCTGGTATAGAGAACACGATCTTATTGCCTCCCCTCGTCATATTCCTAGATTTAGTCCTTACATATTCCAGCGTATCGATTCCACGGAAATCAATGCCGAGTAGATCTATAAGATTGATACCTCCAAGATAAAACGACAAGCAAAACAGATCGTGCGCCACCTTTAATCGACGCTCCGAAGGATCGGCCATTCGCAAACGATTAAATGACTCGAAAGATATGTCAACCTCACGTACGGGAGAAGTCGCTATCTGGAAGTTTACGAAAGGATGGACATCATATTTCACAAGCCTTCTTTTTATACCCTTATTGATTATAGTCTTGGTATGTCTCATCATCATGGAGTTCGTGGCCTCCCCAATTCCCTTTTTATTCCTCAAGAACCTAGAATAACCTTCTATCAGTTCTGGAGTGATATCGGAAAGGAATATATCCCCTTTCACGAACTCGGTAAAATACCTGCAATTCCGCTCGATCAGCTTTGAGTACCCGATACTCCCATTATCGATCAACTCCCTTTCATAGGATGAGCTTACATCCTTGAACGTAGAGATATCGTTATCCCCTGCTGAATTAACCAACATTCCCTTTATCTGCACGCATGTATATAACGATTGGTTCTTAATCGAGTCAAGCTTGTCTTGATACTCATTAAGCATATTCCTCAATCTTTTGTTTATAAAAGAAGCGTCCGGTCTCTTTACGACTTGACCGTTCTTAAACTGGGACTCGCTATCTAATATCACATTCGTCACGATATAACAAGTCTCTCTCTTGTGGCAGACCGCCACCCTGACCTTGTGCCTCCCATCCTTGAGAGCCTTGGCCTTGAAAAGTGTCAATTTTAAAGTAGCCAT